CCACCCAAACGCATCCGTCGAGTTCAATGGCAGAATGTCGTCAGACCTGATCGTCCCCCTCTACACAGGGGCGCTCCCCGAAGAAGCACCCGCCGAGGAGGAGAACGAGTCCGACATCGCCCTACGCACCTACAAGCGCCTCCCCCTCCAATGGCCAGGCGGCAACACTCCCACCCATGCCCGCATCGCACTGCTGAATCGCAGCTCAGCCCAATATGCTGCCGTTGTGTGTGCCGAAGGCAAGGAGTTCCCTGCGAACCTCCTGACCGTCGATCAGACGCTCGAAGGTAGGGTCATTGACCGCAACCCCTTCGTGTACGACCCTCACAACGAAGCGCAGCCCGCCTACGTCGTCACCGACTTCTCCGGCAACCCCCAGATCGGGAGCGGCGAGTGGGAGTTCTCCAAGATCAGCGCCAAGACCGGGCGCGTGGACCTGTCCCGCACCTATAAGGTCACCGGCAACCTGGAAGATAACACCCTCGATGAGCTGTTCAACAAGGCCGTCAAGGGTGGAGCTCACAAGCCAGACGCATACTACGGGCGTAAGCCTGTGTGGCTGGCAGACCTCATCCGCGACGTGAGCACTGGTCCGTGGACGCTCGGCGACGTGGAGTACTGGTCGAAGCGCTGCGATGTGTCCTTCGACTACGAGACACAGATGCCCGACACCCCGGAGGGCCTACAGGAAGCGTTCGAGCAGAGCGCCACCAAGTACGCTGACGCGATGAAGCCTGACCTCGTTGCGTTCCCGAAGGGCAAGCCCGTCAAGAAGCGCCTCGACGAGATTCAGCGCCGCTGGCTCCTCGGCTTTGCCGGCCGTTCCGTTATGCCTGACGAGATCGAACTGTCTCTTGTAGCGGACGGCAAGTTCGTCGAGGCCTACGTGAAGTCCTGGGATCGCTCCCTCGTCATCCCCATGGGGGATGCTCTCGACAAGCTCGTCTACCGTGCCCTGGCGGCAGCGGTCTACGACTACGCGGGTAACCGCAATGCTCCGCTGACGAACCTGCGCCTCACAGCGAAGGACAGTGAGGCCATCATGTGTGCTGCGTTCTCCCCCGCGTGGTCAGCAAGTAAGCGCCTCAACAACCGCCAGGCTGTCATCAAGCTGAGCGACTGGATCGCGAAGCACTAACCCTGCGAGGGCCCCGGTCGTGCGACATCCCCATGGCCGGGGCCCCTCTACATCCCAACTAGGAAGGCCCCGTAATATGACCGAACAATCAGCCCTCTACGCGACGATCAACCGCGACGCTCGCACCGGACTCATCAGCGTTGACTACATGACCGTCAACGATGGCGAGTTCACATTCCTCGCCCTTCAGCACGCCCTCCAGCGTGCAGACAAAGACGGCTACAGACGCAGCGACTTCCTGAAAGTCCTCAAGAAAACCATTCACGACATGGGGACCGTCGAATCGTTCGCCCTGATCGACTCGAATGGCGACTATGGCTTCGACGGCAGCGCGCCCCTCAAGGGATACTCCGTCGTCCCCTACTACACGGAAGAAGTGGGAAGTTCCGAGCCTAGCTACGTCGGCCTGAGCAACAGGAGCGTCGTCGAGCGCAGCTGCGAGGCGCGCGCGTTTGCTCGCCGTGAAGCAGCCGAAGCGTTCGTCAAGACCCACCCCAGCGTCCAGGAGGGCGTGTCGTACCTGTGGGATCTGGATGCCGACCAGTTCACCTTCTTCGCTCATGAGGGATCCAGTCTCGAGGCCTACGACTTCGCAGACGACGAGATCAAGACATGCCGGGAGGTCACCTACAGCATCGACCAGGTGCGCCGAGCCGCAGGTGAAGTCATGTACGAGAGCGACGGGGAAGAAGACACCATCATTCCCCTGTACGACGGGCCGCTTGCTGAGGAAGACGACGAGCTCACGGACCATGAGCGCTGCGTCAAAGCCCACTCGCGACTCCCCATCCTCTTCCCCGACAACGCCAACCACGAGATCAAGCAAGTCACCATCGAACTCCACAACCGAGTGCCCTCCCAGTACTTCGCGCTCGCAACGTTCGACAACGAGTACGAAGGCAGGCGATCATGCCCGACGAACCTCCTGCGTATCGACCCCAGGCTCCTCAACGCTGACATCTCCCATAACCCGTTCATCTACACGCCACCGACATCAGAACAGACCAACTACCCCGCCTACATCATCACCGGCCAAGGGCACTCTGTCCACGTGGAGCGGCGACTGGCAGTTCTCCAAAGTCAGCACCACTACGGGGCGCGTAGACCTAAACCGCACCTACAAGACGACCGGCTCTCTCGACGAGAACACACTCGACGACCTGTTCAACCAGGCCCTCCAAAACGGCGCACAGGAACCCACCCCACTGGAACACCCCACCCCCGAATGGGCCGAAGAGTTCATCACGGCGATCAGCACAGCCCCGTGGACCGTCGCAGACGTAGAACAGTGGTCCCACATCTGTAGAGTCGCAGGCGGTTACCCCTTCCCCAAGGAGAAGGAACTCGAGTCTCGCCTGCGATACATCCAGAAGCACTGGCCAACAACCGATGCCAGTGAAGAACAGAAGCAGATCCACCCGTCAGAGATCGAGATTGCGCGCATCTGCGACGGCACTCTCGTCGCCGCCTACGTCAAGCCCTGGAAGCGCACCATCGTCGTCCCCATGTGCGACGCTCTCGATAAGATCGTCTACCGAGCAATGAGCACCGTCGAAACGGCTGGCCTCAACGCGCCAACAAGCTCGACGGTACTGCGCGTGACTTCCCCGAAGAACACGGAAAGCGTCATCTGCTCTGTGTTCTCACCCGCATGGGCCAGAGCCCTCGCCCCCGAAGGGGCTACAGCAAAGGCCCCCACCCTCGAGCAGTGGATGCAGTACTGCTGACCACTCGCACCCTGGTTGCCTCACGCTCATCGTGGGGTGGCCGGGGCGTTCGCGTAAGCGTCACCGCGTCAACGAAAGTGATGCTCTCCCCATAAAGCCAACGCCCCACAACCGCTGGGGAACCACGGAAGGAACAAGCAAATGGCATCCCTGCCCCCAATCAAGTGGCCCACAGGCCGCACCCCCTCCAAGGTTGAGATCTTCGCTCACCAGCACAAGGGCGGTCGCGTCGCCCTCCACGTCGTTGAACTCGACACTCACCTCATCTACCCGGCGTTCCTCCTGGAGGACATGACCGGCCACTGGAGCAGCACTGAGGGCTGGCGATCCAACCCATTCCTGTGGGTCAAAGGCAACGAGGGTGACACGCGCATCCTCCACTTCAAGGGCAACCCCTCCACATGGGAGGGCGTGTGGCAGACACAGAACAAGGTCCGCGACGTGAAAGCCCTCCCCGCCTTCGCCAACACGTACAACGACGGTGTTGACCGCAAGAGCGACGAGCTCATCAACAGCTTCACCTACGAGCAAGCCAGCGAAGGCCACGGGCCCCTCGAGGACACTAAGACCGCCGACACTCTCCGCATCCCCCAATCGTTCTACACGACGTGGGGCAAGATGCGCGCCGACTACCTCGCCGAATACGACAAGTACGTCGGCATGACCCCCAAGCCCGGTGGCAACGTCACGGTCGCCCACAAGGAGTTCTGGACGAAACTCTGCCAGAAGCAGAAGGGCGGCGAGGCTATTCTCCCGTACACGCCAGTCGCCCCTCTGTCTGACGAGCGATACCTCCTGCTCCGCGACACGCCACTCGCAGACAAGAATGATCTGGAAGGCCTTGTCGCCTTCAAGAAAGGCACCCCCGAGGAGAAGCGAGCAACGTACATTGCGAAGAAGTGGGGAGTCGCGGACCCCCGCACAGGCAATCTCATTGGCTTCGACCAGATCCGCGTCGAAACCAGCTTCACCGGCAAGACCGCGACCGTCTACGTCGCTCCCTTCGACATGACGTTCGTCATGCCGAACATGCCGGCCCTCGACAAGGAGATCTACCGGAACCTCGGCAAGATCATCGAGCTCGTCAAGGCCTACGACCCGGCCCTCGACATGACCTACCCGCAAGGCGCATACACGTCCCCGACGAGCTTCCCCCTCCAGCGCGTCACCAGTCCCCACTGGATCGTGCTCTCACGGAACTTCAACGCCCTGACTGCACCAGACCCCACCGCCCGCAGGTCACGGACAATGACCCTCAGCGAATGGGCGCGCGCCAACTAACCCCCTAACGCGGAGGGGCAGGAACACTCACACCCTGCCCCTCCGCTTCACCATCTCGAAAGGACCACGACAGGAACACCCGCCATGCTGACCAGCCCCTACCAGCAAACCAGCAACCAGCCCATCTCCGTGTACGGGCAACCCCTCGGAATGCCAGAGTTCGACGGCGAGGACTACGACAAGAAACAGAAGCGCGCCTACACAGCGTTCCTGCGGTCCCGCCCCGCCAACTACCTCCCCACCCTCGAAGCGCTACGTCCCCAAGGGTGGGACATCCCCCGCCTGTTCGAGACCGACAGGTTCATCGTCACCGAGCCGTGGGACGCATCCCTCCCCGACGTTGCAGCACCCCTGAAAGGCAGCATCGCCTTCCGCTACGACAAGCCCCTCGAGGTCACGACCTACGACGAGTACTACCAGAAGACCGGCACCCAGCCTGTCACCTGCCCGTCCGGTAGTATCCCCATCGCCTCGCAAGTCAACCTGCGACTTTCGCCCGCGCAGGCGAACAACATGCCCGACGGCTTCAAGTACGCCCAACGCGCCCCGAAGTCAGACGAATACCCTGACGGCGCGTTCCTGTACTGCGTCCCCAAGACGTTCCTCGACAAGATCGTGCCCTACACGCTGATGCTGTCCCGCAAGCCCCTCGCGCGAACCGTCGAACGCTACATGTTCCCCCTGTGCGCCTACAACACGTCCCTGTATCTGTCCGTCGTCCGCGAGTCACCCTTCACCACCCGCTACCGCGACACCGCCCCCATCGCCCTGTGGGCCCAGTACAACAGCAACTTCGACAGGGCCATCACCAACCTCATCGACATGTGGGGAAACCAAGGATGGGTACCCATGCGCGGCCAATACGCGCTCACCACCGGCGAAGACCTCGCCTACAAGCATGACCTCTACGACGACAAACTCCCAGCCCCACCAATCAACTAACAGCAAAGGACCAAAACTGTGGACACGCAACACAGATCCCACGCGACAATCTCCGGCGAAGACCTCTACCGTCGCGTCATCGAAGCAGCACGGAGCAGCAAACGCCTCCCCGCAGGGGCGCTCCTCGACGCAGACAACTACGCTGATTTCATCCGCGCCGTGACTAACACCAACGGCATGGACGACAACACGGCGGCGACTGTACGCCGATACCTGGGACTGGCACACTCAGCCCAGCTCATGCCCGTCCAAGACGAAGACCGCTTCCGCCGACTTTTCAACACACCTACACGACCGCGCCCGTTCAATAATCCCACCGAGACCGACGCGAAGATCCTCAGCGGCCCACACGGCCCCTACCTCTACCGGCAGCTCATCCGCCACTCAAACGCGAAAACAGCCGCCAACTTCCTACGAGACCTGTGCGCCAAGTACCCGAAGACAATGGAAGGGTCACTCCTCTACGTCCAGGCTTACGGCGGTATGCCGAACAACTGGTCAACACTGGCCCTCAAGGCTGGCGGGATCAAAGTGCGCGAGTGGGCTCAGGCCCTCATCCAGGACACCACCGCAACGCGCGACGAGATCATTTGGACTATGCAGAAGCTCAAGGACGGCTTGTTCGACCCCAGCGTCACCGACGAAGACAGGGCGACGCTCGCAGGCGCAATCGCTGGCGCAGTCGTGAGAAAAGACGGCCCTGCCCACGTCTACAGCTGCCTACACCACTGCGGCCTGCTCGACTTCTGCCTCCACCACTTCGGACACCTGCTACCCCGCTGCTGGGTCCAATCTCCCATCAGCGTTGCGATGAACCAGGCTCACTCCTACGAGTGGGGAGTCTGGGCAGGGTTCGCTCCCGTCGCCAGCCTCTACCTCGCCGAAGACGAAACCGCCGAGCCCAGCATCAACAGAGGCGAATACTCGCACACGTTCTTCACCGCATACAACGCTGCCCTCGCCGCCGCAAGCTCAACCCCCCTCATCAAAAAGCGATGGAACTACCTGGCGATAAACAAAGCGCCAGAACATCTCATCGACATGTGGCTCAAATGCGTCACCGGACGCATCGATGAGTGCTACGACTACTTCGACGAGCACTACTGCATCGGCGAGCCGGACGGCCTCTGGGATGAAAGCATCGAGCCCGCATGGGATGTGCACTACGCCCTCATGTACCTCGTATGCAGCCATGTTGTCCCGCCTGGCCTCTACAAGCGCCTCAAGCGTGACGACGCAGTAATGGCACTCCTGTTTCGCTACGAGGCGGTCTCCGTCGCAGGGCTGAACACCAAAGATCGTTCCCGTCGAACAACCGTGGACGAGATGATGAAAGCCGAAGGCCTCAGTGAGGCAACCAAGCGCCTCTACGTCGAAGAGCTTGAGTGCATCAACAGCGAAGCGCGACGCACGCGCCCACAGAAGTAACCACCAAGGGTAAGGCCCTGCCAGTTCACACCGGCGGGGCCTTACCCATCTCGAAAGGACAACCTATGACCAGCCAGAACTGGACCCTCACTCCCAGCGGCTACTGCTACCCCAACGACGCTCCCGCAGAAGGGTTCCAGCTCCCCCTCAAAAGCACGCCACCCTCGCCCGTGCCTGTTCGCGTCGTGAGCTTCCTGAGCGCCCTCACTCAACAGGAGGTGAGTGTCTGGGACTCCCAAACCCCCGACACTGCGCAGCTCGTGTCGAAGCTCGACGAAACACGCATCTCCCAAGCGTTCCTGACTGCCGTCACCAGTACGGGACAGTGGGGGTGGCTGCACGTCCCTGTCGATCACGAATCAGGCAGGGTTGGCTTCAACACGATCTGGGTTCTCCCCGTGGGTGGGGGACAAGCGTGAGAGGCGTTGCAGGTGTCCTACAAGGCACAGCGGACGTGCGTGGCCGCGGCTAGTTGACAGCTGAGGTTGTTGTTACTATTCACAACGTAAGCAGGAACCTAGAAGGCAAGTAAGGCAGGAGGAGGGTCGCGTTGGCTAAGAACCAGACCTACAGGGCTCTTGTCGCGCGCCCGACCCACATTCTGGACCTGAATGGTGAGCTGCTAGATAATGCGCCCGTTTTGGCGGGGCTTGTGTCTGAGGTTCGTGACCTCTCGACTTACGCAACCTACGTGGTTCGTAACGACGAGGCTCTAGGGGACGAGTTAGCGCGCGTTTCTGCGACGGTTCCCGCTGTGGCGGGTCGCAGGGCGGGCGTGGTTATGCCTGATTTTCTTGCGTCTGGCCGCACTGGCAGGTCGCGTAAAGAGCGGCTGATGCAGTACAACGTCGTTGCGGCTTACCGCTCATGGCAGGAGCGCGTCAAGGCCGCAAACGGTGACAGTTCCAAGTACGTGAGCCAGGGGTGGAAGCGCACTGCAAACGGGTCTGCGCCTTCGTATGGCGGGGATTACGTGAACCTTGGTGCCGTGGACCGTAGCTATGCCGCCATTGAGAATGATCCTTTAGTCGATGGTGAGATCGTGCTCAGGATGGTTATTCAAGGGCAGTGGTATCGACTGATCTTCGGCTTTGATAACACCCGGTTCGCGGAGGGGAAAGTTGCTCTCCCTCTCGTCCGGGTTCAGGATGGCCTGCCTGTTTTCGTCTTTACGGTCGTGACCGATAACCCGGTTGTGCAGTTTTCGGGTGACTGGGTTATCGGCGTGGATGTGGGTATCAACGACTACGCCACCGTGGCAGTACGCGACATTAAGACCGGGCGGGTCGTCTATGAGACGACGCTCTCCCAGCGGGTTCATTCACTGTGGAACAGCGTTCGCGCGTCGGAGCAGCAAGTCCGTTACCTGCGTCAGAAGGCCGGAAGGCTCCTCTCCCAGAGGCAAGCACGCATGTCCGCCCTGAACGAGGCGCAATTCCACCGTGAGGCCGCATCGAGGAAGAAGCGCGAGTTGGCGATCCTCGCCGCACAAGAGATAGCAGATCTCTCCCACCTGTGGGGGAACGCTGTCGTGGCGGTGGAGGACCTAAGCTGGGTGGCAAACACAATGCAACGCGGCAGGTGGAACCGTGGGGCGCTCATCCAGTGGCTCACTCACTACGTGTCGCAGAACGGCGGCTGGGTCGTGGCCGTGAACGCAGCACACACGTCGCAACGGTGTCACGTATGCGACCAACGGGTCACCCACCCTACCCACAAGCTATCCGTCTGCCCCGAGCACGGCGCGATAGACAGGGACGTGAACGCCGCAGCCAACATCGCATCACGCGCCGTCCCCCGCGTCGTTAAGGCGCGGGCGACGCGGGCGAAAAACCGCAAACTCAAGCCACAGCAGTCTCTCAAAACACCCGTAGCCAGACGCTCGTTGAAGTACCCAGGACGGGACAGGACAAAGAACAAGCCCACGCCAAAAAGGAAGAACCACCACCCATTTTCTAAGGGGGTGATTCTTCCTTCATGCCCCGCTAGGGCACAAGCACCACGCTTGGAGGCCAGCGTACTAGCGGACCAGGACGCACGGTGCGCTCTGGGGACCAACACGGCGGCTCTCAAACAAGGCGACGTGGCCTACGAATTAGATTATGTAGCCTTATTTGATACGCATCTACCTGGTCGATGAGGTGAGCGGGCGAACCGTGCAGGTGTGGGTGCGTGAGCAAGCGGTGCCGTTGATGCGTCGGATGCTTGGCGTGAGAGTGCTGGTTGTGGGGCGTGTGGATGATGCGGGGAGGGTGGTGTTTGCTGAGGATGTGCGTCCGTGTCCGATCTTCACACCACCCACTATGTGACCTATCTAACCAACATTGTGGATATTAGGGCTTGCACATCCAAAGTGGACGACATATGCTATGAAGCATCCCGAACAGGGATACTACTTCACTCAACAATCCAGAAGGAGCAACCACAATGAATACCAAGAAGATCATCGCGGCACTTGTCGCGTTCACCGCCGCCGCCACGCTCGGCGCGTGCACCAGCCCCGCCAAGGAAGCAACGCCCGCCAAGGACAAGACCCCGGCTCCCACGACGCAGCCGGCCAATCCGGCCCCCGCGCCGTCCACTCCCGCGCCTGCGACCCCGGCACCCAGCACTCCGTCCCCCACCAGCCCCACGTCTCCGCGAGTGCCCGTCACGCAGGCTCCGGTCGCGCCCCAGCTTGGCCAGGGGAGTGGCTTCTATGGCTACGCCAGCACCACCTCGCAGCCCGCCTACTCGGATGGTGGCGACTACGGCTACAACACCGTGGACAACAACGTGTCTGCGGACACGAGCCACGCCGCCGCACAGGCGCGCTTCGCTGCTGCCCAGGCCGCACTCCTGGACGCGAACAACGCCCTGACCGACGCGCAGAACCGCCTCTCCGCCGCCCAGGACACGGAAACCGCCGCCCAGGACGCGCTCACGGACGCGAAGGCCAAGGAAGCCGACGCGAAGGCCGCGCTCGACGCTGCCATGAACGCCAACCCCGCAGGCTCCGTGGCCTACATGAAGGCCAAGAACGACCTCAACGACGCAAAGGCTGCGACCGCCACCGCCCAGAAGAACCTCGACCAGGCCAACGCCACACTGGCTAACGCCCGCACCCAGGCCGACAAGGCCAAGAGCGAGGCCGACACTGCCCACTCCGAGCTCGACCAGGCGAACACCGCCCTCAAGGACGCGCAGGACCGCCTCGCCTCCATCATGGCCGACCAGGCCACTCGAGCACACGCCGCCGTCGATGCGGAAGCCGCTCTGGACTCCGCCAAGACTACGAACGCCGACGCTCAGGCCAAGAAGGCCGAAGCGAAGGCCGCGCTCGAAGCATCCACCAACTCCCTCAACGAGGCTCAGGCGAACCTCGACGCAGCCAAGCGCGCCGCCGCAGAAGGTGGCATCAACTGGGATGGTCTGACCGTCTCCCAGAAGCAGGAGCTCGTCCGCGCGTTCCTGCTCCAGATGATGAACGACTACCGAGGCCAGTATCGCCTCGCCCCGGCCCCCATCGGCGTTGACGTGCAGAAGTTCGCTCAGGTGCACGCCGACACCAACCCCGGCTACATGGTCGGCCCCAACATGGCTGACTGGGACAAGGCGAGCGCCGACGGCCTCACCAACCGCCCCTACGGTTCCCTGTCTACCGGCACGTCTTGGGAGGGCCGTAACCCTCTCGAGGCCGCTCAGGATGCCTTCGAGAAGTTCCGCGCCAACCGCTACGGCGACGGAACGATGCTGAACGAGCGCATCAACGCTTTCGGTATCGGCGTGAGCGAGGACGGCCACATCGCCGTTGTCGGCTTCGTCGCCGATGAGAACACCAAGGGGGCCTACACCTACGCGCCGACCGGCGTGGACGTGTGGGGCGGTAAGGAGATCCCGCAGGCCACGAACCCGACCTACTCTCCTTCCCACTCCTACCCCGGCTTCGAGGGTGAGGTTGAGACGAAGGAGGCCCCCAAGGTCACCAAGGCCGACGGAGCTAACCTCGCGCAGCTCGAGCGCACCCTGAACGACGCTCAGGCCACCGTCACCCGCGACAAGGAGACGGCAGAGAAGGCCACTGCCGCCGCCGACAAGGCGCAGGCTGACCTCGAGGCCGCTCAGGCCACGCGCGACCAGGCCGTCGCAGACCGAGACAACGCCGACCCCGCCGCTGCACGCCAGGCTGTGACCGAAGCGTCTGACGCTCAGGCCAAGGCGCAGGAAAAGGCCAACCAGGCCGACGAGTTCGCCCGCGAACAGGCCGAGCAGGTCGCCCCCGCCCAGCAGAACGTCGAACAGGCCACCCAGGCCGCAACCGAAGCTACCAAGGCCCAGGAAGCTGCTCAGGAAGCCTACAACACCGCCGCCAGCAACGCTGCGGACATCGCAGCCGCCGACAAGGCCCTCACCGATGCCCACAAGGGCACCGAGGATGCGCTCGCGGGCGTGGCCGACGCGGTTGCCAACCGTGTCGAAGCTGAGGATGCCGTCACCTCCGCCCAGGCGAACGTCGCCTCCGCTCAGGCCAACGTGGACGCAGCCGTGGCCGAGCTTGGCAACTGACACAGGAGGTCCGAGAAACGTCCCCTACCTGGCGCGTTACTTCTGGGTTCGAGTGAAGTAGTGCCTGAGCGCGTCGGGTAGGGGAGCGCCCCAGGTTTCGCATGGAGCCTGGGGCTTTTCTCCACCCCAAATAACTTGTGATCCACTTAACCGAAGCATGGGTTCCTAACGGTTGCGCACATGGTCACCCGCTACTACATTGATCCATGTCGGGAGAAAAACTTCTCCGACTCCCGACAAGTGTGAATAGGGACAGCTGCCCGAGGCACGACCTCGACGCTAATAAGCCTCGGGCAGCACACGCCGCTCTAGCTCAACTGGCAGAGCACCCGCCTTGTAAGCGGACGGTTGAGGGTTCGACCCCCTCGAGCGGCTCCACCGCCACAAACCAGTGGCAGTGAACTGAATACGGGGTGTAGCGCAGCTTGGTAGCGCATCTGCTTTGGGAGCAGAGGGTCGCAGGTTCAAATCCTGTCACCCCGACGACATGCCTAGCATGTAAAAGCCTGGACGCTATCAAACTGGGGAGGCCTACCCAGTGCGATACACATGGTCCGGGTGGGGTTGGAAAGCTACCAGCCCTCGGCACCTAGCTCAAGAAGGAAGAGCACCTTCCGAAGCCCTGTCTCGCAAAGGTTCAGCCTTTCGACGGCGGAGGAGTAAAGGCGTGAAGGAGATGCTGGTTCGAGTCCGGCAGTGCCGCCACATCCCCCTGGGATGTCTAGCTAAATAAAGGATCTCTAGCTTAATTGGGGTCGTCAGTCACAGTGTCCTAGGTTTGCGATACGCGACTCCCTGGGTAAAGCGCCTACCGAAACAGGTAGGAGATGACAGTTCGATCCTGTCGAGACCCACAGCGCTGGTTCTGGTGGACCGGAGTAGAAGGTGCAGGTTCGACTCCTGCCACGTGCCCCGCAAAGGCCGTGTAGCTTATCGGAAGAGCGGCGAAACGAGAGGGGTTCGATTCCCCGGCGTGAGAGAACAGAATACTAGCCAGTTCTCGGACTGGGGGTAGCTCCCCCTTTCTGGGCCGTTAGCTCAACGGTAGAGCGGCTGCTGGATCATTTGATTGTTCCTACGATCAAATGATCGAGTGGCCGATGTGGGTTCGATTCCCGCACGGTCCACAATGCGTAGCTCCAATTGGTAGAGCAGCCACCTTGTAAGTGGTTTGTTGCGGGTTCGAGTCCCGTCGCAGAGCGCGACTTGTTCGCGTGCGAAGGCAGTGAAAGCTAACTGTTGGGGGTTGATCTCCCCAGGGGATAGTCGGACCTGTTTTCGTCAGGGGTATAGTTCAGCCGCGATCCGTTCGATGCGCACGAATGGGACGTGTGGGTGCGACTCCCACTGCCCCGCCTGGGCTGTTAGCGACAACTGGTAGAGCACCTGCTTTGCAAGCAGGGGGTTACGGGTTCGAGTCCCGTACAGTCCACAGCTGTTCTCGTAAGAGATGCAGCTACCTAGCTGCTAGGTGTCCTCCGGGACTACCTGGCTTCACAGAGAGAATCAATCACACTGTCAGCCCGCCTTGCGGGGCGGGTTGGCGTGAAGCGCATTTGGCGGAATTGGCAGACGCGCTGGATTTAGGTTCCAGTGCCTTCGGGCGTGTGGGTTCGACTCCCACAATGCGCACGATCGTCATTGACGATCCTCCTATCCCAGGTGGCGTGAGGTCGCCTGGACAGTAAGGGGCTCTGCTCCTCCAATGGCTTTGCTGCATAGGCTTTGGCTGGAGTTAACAGGTGAAAAGCACCCACCTTAAGGGCCCCACCTCACAATGGCGAAGGCTTCCGGCTCTCTTTTCTTCTCAGGTCGGAGGCCTTCCGCCACGCTTGGAGCGTTTTCCTGCAACCAAACGCCAGTGACGCAGTGTCGCGCTCTCTAAGATGGGAGACGACTCTCCCATGCTTTCGCAGAAAGGAACACCTCACCAATGAATCGTTCTCGCACCGTCGGGGTGGGGCTGGTAGCAGCCCTGTCTCTGGCGTTAATCCCTGCCACTTCGTTCGCAGCCCCATCGCAGACGGACTCATCTTCGGAGGACACGTCGATCACGGCTCCCACCAATCCTTCCGTGTCTGAGGAGGATCGAGAAGCGGCTGACGCTCAACAGGCTGAGCTGGACGCTCGAGCGGCCCGCCCTGCCCCGCAGGTGCCTCCCGCGCCCGTACCGTCAGCTCCTTCGACGCAGACCCCGCCGCTCGTCACCACAAGCCCGGATGGGAGTGTCGGCAACGATAAGGTGCACATCCTGTCCCTGTCGGGCGCTGACTGCATCGTTGTCGAGTCGAACGGCCACTTCGGGATCGTGGACGCAGGCGACGACAATGACTACCCAGACGGGTCTGATCCCCGCTACCCGTGGCGGGCGAACATCGCGACATGGGGGCAGGAAGACCAGGTGCGCCCCTACCTCGACAGTCTGGGCGTGAACTCGTCCAACCTCGACTTCTTCATCGGTACTCACCCGCACTCCGACCATATCGGCTGGGCTGACACCCTGATCCACAGGTACCGGCCCAAGCACATCTACACGCCCGTCTACGACGACTCTTACTCGGTCGGTGACGATGTGAACCCGCTGTGGGACAACCAGAAGATCTACGACGATCTCGTAGCAGCAGCCTCGTGGGCTCAGAGCACATACGGGGCGACGTTCGACCAGCACGTGAAGCCCGGCCAGGGCGACCTCATCCAGATGGGTGACATGCTCGTCCAGATCATCCCCCTGTCTCCCGGCGAGGAGTACGCGCACCCCGGCAAGCTCGCGAATACAAACCTCATCAGCTACACGGCGAAGATCACCGCTCACGGGCGCAGCGCCTATCTGTCTGCCGACCTCGAGAGTGGCGAGGGTAAGGAAGACTACGTGGCTGGGGTGGTCGGTCATGTGGACTGGCTGAAAGCCGGTCACCACGGTCTCCACACATCGAACAGCGAGGCATTCCTCGACGCGCTCTCTCCGTTGCTCGTTATGAATACGGGCTACGAGTTCCAGACCCCCGACCGTCTCGGGCTACCCGCGCTCAGGGGCCGCTACGAGTGGTTCGAGGCGTACTCGATGCGTAACGCTGGCATCCCCGCCCTCGTCGGCACCTTCACTCCCGGCGGGATCACCCACCCCTACATGAACGTCGGAATGGGGCACACATTCGGATCGACCACGCCGCACACCTACTGGTTCCACAACGGTAGACCAACGGTCACGCGCGGATGGTGGAAGGGCTTCTACGACGGCTGGCACTACTTCGACGGATCCGTGTCCGCCGTCGAAAACGGGTGGGTGCTCGACAAGGGCAACTGGTACTGGATGGACGGCCTCTCCCACATGGCCGTGAACACGTGGATTCAGGACGGCGACAAGTGGTACTGGATGGACGAGTCCGGTCACATGCTCCGCGGCGGCTGGCACCGCATCGGCGGCACCTGGTACTACCTCACTGGCTCCGGCGCTATGGCGACCGGCTGGCTCAACGACCGTGGTTCCTGGTACTACCTGCTCTCCAGCGGCAAGATGGGGCAAGCGTGGGTTCACGACGGCACCGGATGGTACTGGATGGACCCCTCGAGTGGGCGCATGGACGCTGGCGGCTGGCGTAACATCTGGGGTTCCTGGTACTACCTGAGCGGCAGCGGTAAGGCCGTCGAAGGGTGGATGCCGTACCGGGGTTCCTGGTACTACATGGCTCCCGGCAACGCGCAGATGCGCACCGGATGGATCAACGACGGCACCGGATGGTACCTCCTGTCCACCAGCGGCGCGATGCGCTCGGGCGGCTGGGTCCAAGATGGTGGCAACTGGTACTGGCTCGACGACAACGGGAAGATGCTCACAGGCTGGCTCCAAACGGGCGGCGCATGGTACTGGCTCAACCCCGACAACGGGCACATGGCGGTCGGTACGGCCACCGTTGACGGTCGCTCCTCCCAGTTCGCCCCATCGGGACGCTGGCTCGGATACGCCTAACACCCCCTCCCCAGTGGGGGATACATGAAGAAGCGCCCACCTCGACTCCTTTGTGAGGTGGGCGCTTCGCTATGTGCCTCTTGATGGCAACCATGCGCCACGCCCAGTTTAATGTGCCGAAGAGTGCATCGTGTGGATACAATAGGGCCGTGGGTAGCTGCAACTACCCATAACCGATGACAATCGTCCGCCCAGTTCACACCCTGGGTGCTCATCGGATCAGAGGATTGAGTTTAGATTCTCGAAGATCGCCGTGGCCAGTGCTAATGCCGCCACGGCGATTTTCATTGTCTGGACGGGAGTGAATCGACGGCGATCTTGTGCGGAACATGATGGAAGCCACCCACCATGTTTGAAGCCATGACCCGCTGGCAGCGGCTCTCTATCTCCCGCCACCAACCCACTACACTAGGAACCGCAACGCCCATAACCAGAAGGGAACCCATGCTTACAACAACTAAGAACCGCGTGTTCGCTGGTGGTAGTGCTGCGCTCATCATGCTGGCCGGACTTGCCGGCTATGCCACCTCACCCGCTTATGCGGACCCCGCGCCAAGTGGACTGAGCGCGCACCACATGGACACACTGCCCGTCGCTCCGTCGAGCGACCAGGACACGACCGTCACCATCCGATTCCGCTATGACGACGCTGCACCCGCGTCAGGGCGAGGCTTCGTCGCCACCATCGGCGAGGGCGCGTCCTTCGAGCCGCACTCGTGGTCGATGCGCGAGCCTGTGGACAACACGCCCATTGGCGAGTGCTCTACGCCGGACTCCAAGACGCTTGTCTGCTCCGAAGATGAACGTGCCGACGGTAGGACTGCCTACGAGAATGGGGTGGTCACGTGGACGGTGAAGCTCGACCGTGAGTCCATCAACCAGAAGAACCTGCGCTACACGCTCATCACGCTCAATGGGGACACATTCCCCCTCACGCTCAACCCCGCGTCTCTGGCGGCTGGCACCACGATCCCCGCGAACTTCACCCCCGAGGAAGGTGAGGCGGCTGGTGCGCGCCCCGCCGACCAGGCCACGCCGACACCCGCCCCAACGGCGACGACCCCAGCCCAGCCCAACGCTCCACAGTCAGGCCCACAGTCGGGGCCCCAGTCTGGCCCGCAGAGCAGCACCACGGATCCCGGTAAGCCCGCCGTCGATGAAACCAACCACCCCGGCGAGGGAACTCCTGCAACGAGCGAACCAGCGGCCCCAAATGTGCCTGCACTGGACCCCAATGCCCTCGACGGTAACGGCACCGGCGTGAACCCCCTCGACCCGCCCAACACGGGCGACGGGGAGCCACTAGAGCGCCCCGATAACCCCAACGAGGGCCTGAGTAACAACGACGGCACCGGCAAACCCGTTGACCCCGCCAAGCCAGTGGAAACCGCGCCGGGTGGCGCTACTACGGCTCCCACGGGAGACCAGGCGGTCGCGCCTACGCGCCCCGCTCTGCCCACGGACCCCGCGCCCGCCGCTGATACTGCTGCCCCCAGTGTGGCGGTTGTGCCCGCAGGCGCAGACAAGTCCCCAACCGGCACCGCCACTGCCACGGTGGCAGCTGCCAAGTCTCCGACGCTCGCGAAGACCGGCGCATCCTTCTGGCCGCTGGCCGGTTTCGCCGTTGGTCTCGCTGGTATTGGTGGCACCCTTCTGGGTGGTCGAGTCATGCAGAAAGCGCGCCTGCGCATGAAGTAACAGGCCACGCTGTTACGCACACAGCCCCGCCAACGGTCTCACTCAAACCTTGGCGGGGTTTTGCGTCCCCACAAACGCTTGTAATTGGCACATTACAAGCCTTTACGAGATACAAGCCACGCCATGCTGTACGCGAATTGGGCGACCTGCCGGTCAGTATGATGGTTTCGCCCATCCGGCCCCGTAACTACAAGGGAAACATGAACATCACCGCAACACGACATATGCGAAAGGCTCTTGGTGCGCTCGCAATTCTGACCCTCGTCGGAACCAGCGTCGCCACCACACAGCCAGCCGCCCATGCCGCCGCCCCCACAGGGTACGAACTCTCCTGGAACGATGAGTTCGACGGCTCCAACCTCGACACCTCCAAATGGGGATACGCCTACGGGTGTTTCGACCCGAGGCTGAAAACCCAAACCCACTACACCGACAGCTCCGAGAACGTGAGCGTGTCCGGCGGCTACCTCCACCTGACCGCACGCCACTCGCCCACACGCGAGAAGTGGAACAAGGAAACCCGGAAGATGGAAACCATCGACCGGACCTGCACGCGCACCGAGAACGGCCAGAAAGTCACCTACCCGGCCCCCTTCACCTCTGGCATGGTCCAGACCCGCGACGATAAGGGCAACGTCAAGTACGCCGCCTACGGCGACTTCTACGCTGAGGTACGCATCCAGCTCCCCGACGGCCCCTCCTCATGGGCATCGTTCTGGTTCACTGGTACGCAAGGTGGCCCCTGGCCGGGGAACGGCGAGATCGACGCAGTAGAAGCGAAGGGATACGACCCGAACTACCTCCAAGCGAACACGCACACGCCTCGAGCGTCCGACCCGTCGAAGTCTGAACAGCACCATGGACAGCTCGGCGGTGACGGCACCAGCCAGACACAGTTCCACGTCTACGGCGTGGAGAAGACCGGCGAGAAGATCACGTTCTACCTCGACGGCGTTCCGCGGCACACGGTCAACTACTCCGACCTCGGTGGCGCTAACCCGTTCGTCGTGGACGGTAACGGCATGGTCATTCGCCTGAACCACATGGTTGGCGGCACCTTCCTCACCTCCAATTCCGGCGACACGACCTACGTGGATGCAACCCCCTACGCGGACAGCTACATGGGTGCCGGATCGGACATGCTCGTCGATTACGTGCGCGTCTACTCGAAGAAGACCACCGTCGAGGAACCCGAGGCCCCAGTTGTGCCCACGCCAGAGCCAACTGCCCCGGTCGAGCCTGCGCTACCGACGGATCCCAGGCCCGCCGATCCGACACCGGCAGAGCCAACCCCGGCTGATCCTGCTCCAGCTGAGCCCACACCAGCGGACCCCAAGCCGGAAACCCCAGCTCCAGCAGAACCCACACCCGCCAACCCGGCCCCTGTGGAGCCCGCACCGGCACCATCTCCAGCAGTGCCAGAAACCCCGGCCACGCCCCCAGCGGATGACGTTGTGACACCGACACCGGCCACACCGACTCCCGCGACCCCGGCACCGGAACCCCCTGCACCTGCTCCAGCTCCGACAGAGCAGCCCACCCCAGAAAGCCCCGCCCCCGCAGTCGAAACCCCCGCACCGAGCGCAACAACACCCGCTCCAACCGTGGAACCGGCTGCTCCGGCAAACCCTACCGATGGGGCCACTCCTGGTACCGACGGGGTGCATGGGGCCGGTCCCTCTACGTCTACACCTGGGACCAATGGGGCGGCTATTGGTGGGGTACTCCCCGCTGGTACAGCCCCTACCGTTACGGCTACTACTCGTGGTGGTGACGCAGCCCTAGCGAAGACCGGCGCAGACACGAACCTGCTCCTGGGCGCACTGTCCACAGCGTTCGCCGGCATCGTCTTCGTCGCCATGCGCCGACACAAGGCCCGCCAGTAACACGCGCCCATAGCGCCTCCAGAACGCCCCAAGGGGGACCGCAGACACGCGCTGCGCCCTCTTGGGGCGCTCCCATACCCACGTGACCCTATGAGCCCCAGGCGGGCCTCTATGAGGCGCACACAGGCTCCTATGAGCGCATCTCGCATAGAACAATGCCCCTATGACATAGACACCCCCTCCTATGACATAGAAACAGGCTTCTATGAGAAGGCTGCGAGCATACAGGAGCGCCCCAGGTGGGGATTGTTGGTCCCTTAACCTGGGGCGCTCTGCTGGGGCGTGGCTACTTGGTGATGTTGGTTCTCACGAGGAGGCCTCGCTGGCCTGGCAGGGCTTTCTCAACGACCATGGTGGGCATGGTGATGCCGCGTTGGCGTGCGATGTGCAAGATGTCCGCCGGGGTCAGGATAGTCGCCAGGAACTCACGCCCCTCAACAAGAGACCTGCGCGTCCGGTTGTCACTACCGGCAACGAAGTACTGCACGGGTTCCTTCGAGTGCAGGACATCATCCACAAACTGCTCAAACGCCCGCTCCTTGCTCCCTGTGAACAGTCCGCGTGCATTCCACCTGTCACGCCAGCGCACGTAAATGTCGAGGCTCAGCGTGACGTAATCGGGGCCTACAGTAACAGCAACCTTTACGGTCTCATCTTTGCCCGTGTGGGTAAAGATGCTGTCCCTGTCAGTCAGCTTGTCCTCCTGGAGGTTGAAGAAGCCAGCATCTCCCTCGGGGCGCTGGAGGTACGCAGCCATGTTCTCAACGATGTAGCTCGCTTCGTCGCCCTTGAAGATCACCGGGTAGCCGGCATCCACGTAGGTGCTCAGCCACGACAGAACCTCCTCAAACGGATAGTCGAACGACTTGGCAGATACCCATTTCCCTTTCCCTCCCATGCGAGGGTTGGCCTCGCCTATCTCGCGGATCGTGCGAGCAATCTTACGGCGCTTATTGCCCGGATCCGTAGGGCCAGTCGCAGAAAGCGCGCAGTTATAGGCGTTATCCCACTTTTCTTCGATGATGCGCGCTTCCGGGAAGAGCTTCCTCATTGCCTTTTCTTTTGTCAGCCCGCCCCCGTGTGTGTTGGCGGGCTTGATGTGAATGACGACATCCTTTTCTGGGATGTTCGCCTTAACGATGGATTGATACGCCAGGTTCAGTTGTGCCTTGTTCGGCCAGACCCATTCACCATGTTCCTTGGCAAGAATGAAGAGGCCGTAATCACAATTGAACCCTAGTCCATATTGGCCTTGTGATAGATACCGGATCGTCACGTCTGCATTTGTCAGGGATGCGCGCCACTCGTTTAGCCCTGCTCTATCGGGGTACCAATCTTCTGGAAATGGTCGGTTATCATGCCCATAATCGATGGCTAGATAGCGAATGATAAGAAACTCTTCAGCGCTATCGGTACTGCCACGCTGGCTTGTGTGTGGCAGGTAGGGAACTTCAGGAACGTACCCAAAATACATTTTGCTGTACCCATATTTGCCAAGCCTTTCATACATCTGCCTCGCCGCTTTATGCTCCGCTTCCACTTCTTCCTCCGAAAAGCAGAAGCGAAACTTGTATTTATTATGGCTAATGAAAAATGCAATGATGTAGCCGCGCGTCAGGAGCTCTTCCCTTAAAGAACCTTTTGTTTCCTTAACGGAACAAAAAACTGGTGTTGACATGGCGTTTCCTTTCGGTTTGCTTCCGTTCTATGGGGTCTGACGTGGAATCAACGTTAAGTGCCGGGGTGGAGGGCGAAGCGCCGCCCTTGTAGGAGGAGCGCGTACTGTGTGAGTGTTCGCGCGGGTGTGGCGGCTGGCAGTAGGAGGGGTGGTTTGGCGATGGACGTTTCGATGCTGGTTTCGGGGATGCCCAGCAGTGGTGCGTTGGTTCGGACCCAGGTGTGCCAGTGTGCCCACATGCGTTCGCATGACTGGGGTGATGGGGTTGTTTTCCCTTCCTCCCACAGTTCTGCGTCGCGCGTGGAGCCCGCGCCCGTGATGTCGGCCCACACGGCCATGGGGGTAGCTGACGCTTCGCGTAGGGCTTTGATGACGGGACCGGGGAGGAGGCGCGCTTCGCGGACGGCTTGGAGGCGCAGCTCGTGTTCCTCGTGCGCAGCCTGGTGGGTGCGGGTGAAGCCGTCAAAGATGACGCTGAGGGCCGTGAGCTTGTCATCTTCCCGCCTGGCGGCTTCGCGCACCCCGTACATGGCTCTGCGCCCGTCCACGGCCTCGATATAGGCCAAGCACGACGTGGCCTCGTCCTGCCCGAAGACCCTGCACGCCTCCTGCACAGCTTCCTCACTGTCGGCGACGGTGATGAGGTGGATGTCTGCGCGGGAGGGGGTGCGGGGAAGCGTCAGGAGGACTGATGGGCGCACGAGGTGCTTCTGGACGGTCACCTCCAGGTAGTTTTCGGCGGCGACGACTTCGGGAGTTCTCTCGAAGCGTGGGGACTGCGCCCACTCCTCGAGGGTGTCGATACAGTGGCGTGCGTGCTCGTCGCAGGGGATGAAGTCCTGGAACCAGTACTCCAGGATCTCCCGCACGTCTCCTTTGCCACTCACTTTGATGTGGTTTCCTGCGCCACGGTTCCACAGTTCGACGCAGAATCTCCCGTTCGTCGCCTCCATGTCAGCCCTCCAGGCCGAGAGTCGGCGGGGTTAGGACGCTTACCTTGAGTGCGCGGTGACGCTTCTCGGTAGACGGGTGGATGGTGTGCGTGACGACGTGACTGACCGTGTAGGCCCCTGCTCCGTACACCTGCGTAATCGACACGTCCAACGTGCAGCCGGTAGAGGCGAGGATGCTTTGAGCGAGGCGCGCGAGAGGACGCAGCGCTTCCTTGCTCAGCGTATCGCTGGCGCTCACAGTCGCCCCCTTGGCGTTTCCGCTGGGGATGGTTGTTGTTCCAGTGACTCCCTTACTGCCGTTCATGATGATCTTCTTGAGGGCATTCACGAGGCAGATGTGCGCTTCATTCCGACGCAGCGGCTCAGGCACGTTAATGGCATAGTCTGCGATCATCTTCCACGCAGCTTCCATCCCCGCTCCTGGGCCAGTGAGGCGCGCTTCTACTGCGATGTGGTACATGAGTGTGTTCCTTTCTTACGAAGGGGATCACCCCTCCACTCCGAGGGTTGGTAGGGGGGTGATGGTTTCTCGGAGTACCCGGTGATACTTCACGATTGCTGGGTGGATGGTGTGTGTGATGATGCGGCTGATGGTGTGTGCGCCAGGCCCCGTGACCTGAGTGACGACCATGTTCAACGTGCACCCCGTGTTCAGTAGGATGTTCTGCGCCAGGTCTGCGATAGGGCGCAACAGGCTCTTATCAATCAGATCCCTTGCGTCAATAGTTGAACGTTGAATATTCCCCGATCCCTGATTGAGGGTGCCACCTGCAATGCCGCATCCATCGTCTGTTACGACTCTTTCGAGTGCTAAGTCGATAGCGGCGTAGGAGATGTTGAACTATGGGCCGGTGTAGCGGCGGGTGGGCCGCTCAAAATGAAAGTTGGCGACCATCATTTTTGCCGCTGCGATATTCTCGGCGGGGCCGGTAAGGCGTGCTTCTGCGGAGATGCAATACACCATGTTGTTTTCCTTGCGGCAGGTCGTCAGTCCTCGAGGCCGAGGGTGGGGATCTTGTGCGTCGTGGTGGTGACACCATGGCTGCGTGGTGTCCACTTGGAGGGGTCGATCTGGTAGGTGACGACCTCCGTGTAGGTGTGACTGTGCGTTTCAGGGGACTTGAAGACAGTCACGCACACCCTGACGATACGGGCGAGCTTTGCATCCACGAAGTACTTCTTGAGGAGGTCACCGATCACGTGCGCCTCTTCGATGCCGAAGGTGCCGTCTCGATGCGAGTACGTCTCTTTTGCGGTCACGCAGAACTTCTTGTCCAGTGTGCCGTCGGAGGCAGTGTAGATGCGTTCACCGACGAGGATGATGGGGTAGCCGGGTCGCGCTTTTCGCGACTGGATGGCGACTTCGTAGCCTGCCTGCTTGACGGCTTCCGGGTTGGTGATTGCTCCGACGTGGGCTTCGACCTGAATGCGGATCATGAGCGTTTCCTTTCGTTGGCTGGTTCGGTGCTCACTAGATGAGTGTCGCGTGTGGGTTGTGGCGGTTACTTGTTGCGGCGTAGGACAAGGACGGTCTTCGTCGGCCATGGCAGGCGGTTGATGTCGTAGAGGCGCTGGAAGTGCTCGAGGTAGCCTTCGTCCCACTCGTCGTACCTGCGCTCGACAGTGCAGTCTCCCCAGTAGCGGATGTGCATACCGAGCTCGCCTTGCGCCTCGCCGTACCACTCCGCTGATTCTCGCGGGAGACTATCGAGTCCCCATGTGGAGTGGAAAGCGATCTCGTAGAGGCTGGCCGGGTCAGCATGGATCTCGAGGTTGTCCCAGTCGATCCAGTAGTTCTTCACGTTCCCGACGTGGACGACTGCGTTCAATGCGAGCGCACCAATCCAAGCGAGGACTTCACGCATAGCGTCCTCCGACTTGACCTTAAGCGACCGCGGCAACTCTGAGAGCTCCTGGAACCGGACTCCCGACCAATCGCGAACGACAGCCACACCACCGTCAGCGACAAGCCCCCAGATGGCCTCCAACTCCTCGAACCCGTCATCCTGGCCTGTTAGTTCGTGCACGACGCTGGACAGGAACACTACGTCGTAGCCGCCCGCACGCTCTTGGAGGTCTTCCTTCGCGCGGAAGGTGGCTCCAGCGTCCCGCATGGCAGTCTCGACAGTGGTGCTGATGTCGTGGCACTCGTACACGCCGCCAGCGGCTTCGACGCGCTCGCGGATACCGTTCTCGACGGGCATACCGCACCCGTAGTCGAGGACACGCGCCCCCGGCGTGACGTAGGGTTCCAGAGCCTCCCACTTAGCGTTGAGTGCCGAGGCCATACGGCGCACGTACTCGGGGCTCGTGGAGTCCAGGTAGTTGTCCATAGTGTTTTCTTTCTTGTTCGCGTGCGTATCTGATTAGTGGTGCAGCTGATCGAGCAGGTTCTTCTGAGCAGCCAGAATATCATTCACAAGTGACTGTGAAAAGCCGTTGACAGCTCTGAGCAATTCCTTCCCCGCGTCCATTCGGCGCTTGGAATCGTCGATCAGGTTCTTCAGATCCTTCTCCACGTCCCATGTTGAGGGGAGAGATGAGATGTTCAGCGCATAGCAGCTGCCCGGCAAGCCCGTGTAGCAGTCCGCAGACTTGTTGAAACTGCGCACAAACATCCGTCCGACAACCTCACTAGGGAAAGGCCGCATAGTTGCGTTAAGCGCGTGTCGGGCTTCTGATGCAGCATCATTCACCGCTGCATCATACTGAGACTCCCAATCCCCTAAGACCCACCATTCAGGGCCCCTAGTCATGTCAACGAAGAGCTCGAGTTTGCCTTTTCGGTGTAGCTTCAACAGGGCTTTTCCCGTCTTGTCGGGGCGGTGGAGGAGGCGTTGCAGCTCAGCGACGAACGCGAGAACTGCACCTCGCTCTTGAATCATCTGCCCCAGAAGGATCCCCTCCTGCGCCCATTCCTCAAACCTGCCAACAGCATGGAAGTAGTCGCGAGCTAGGCGCGAGAGGTTCCGCTGAGTCTCGTAGTCGAAGCGACGGAAAACAGGCTCTACAATCCGCCCACTCGGATCATCAAAATAGGCCGTAAACTCCCGACGATCCTCTCGGACGCGGGGAAGCAGATCAGCAACCTTGTGAGCTATTTGTTCCCCACCTCGATACGCTTCAACGCCGTTGGTGATGAACTGGTCAGCATAGCCAACCTTCGCCAGGTTCATGACGCTTTCCGACAGACTAGAGGCAAACTGGTTGACGTAGCTGTTATCGGTAGTCATGGTATTCGCTCCTTACTAGCCCGTAGGCCCTACGACTATCATGAGGAAAGCAAAAGCCAATAAGGGCGGCATAAGAACTGCAAAACACATCATGAGTCCAATTAGATCGTCTACAGGGATTCCCTCGAACATTCCGCGACGACGAACTTCATGAGAATGCTTGGCGGTAGAAGTGTTGTGGGTGCAGACTTTGCACTGCCGGCATTTTTGCTGCTCAAGTAGATCGTTGATCTCATCATGTCCTAGCATGTTCATTAGTTTCTCCTATTGGCGATGATTGATTAGTGCTTGGGCGTGGGCCATGATGCGCACGAGCGAGTCGATGCGGGCTTCTGGCGTTGCGGTGGGGGTGCGCCAGGTGTTCCAGTCGTCGGTGCTGCCGTTGTCGGCGTTGTAGGCGTTGAGGGCTCGCGTGAGCGCCTGGTAGTGGCCCTCTCCGGCGAGCGTCGTGGTTTCGGCACGTAGGACGGTTGCTGCGGCTCCCAGGAGGATGATGAGGTCTGCGGGGGAGCGTAGAGGGTCGCCGTCGAGTTCCGCCTCCGCGTACACGCGGAGGAGTGTCCGTTCAGCGTTGATAGCTGCGGGGGTGAGTGGGGCGCGGTCGTAGCGCCAGGCGATCTCCTGGTCGAGGAGGCCGGATCCGATGATGACGGTGTACGTCGGGGCTTCCTCAACGGTGGGGGTGTCAGTTGTTGCCAGCATTGTGCACATCTTCCTTGATGTAGTCCTGAGCGACGAGGGTGCCAACTAGGGCGATGATGGCAACCACGAGGGCGATGCCAAGGCCGGAGTCCCATGCGCCTCCGTCGCCGGTGGCGGTCGTCCAGATGAGGACGTACAGGGTGGCGGTGAGGCTGGCAAGAGCGCCCGTGATGAAGGCATAGGTTTGCGACTTCATTGTTGGTTCCTTCTGTCTGTTTGCTTTCTGGGGTTGATTGGTAGTTTAGTCGGTTTTGTTGTGCGCGCAAGCGTATTTAATCCCCATATTGGTTAAGTGGATCACACGAGGGGATGAAGGGGGGAGGCGCAAAAACAGGACCGGCCCAAACCCACACGGAGAGGTTCAGGCCGGTCCATAACCCAGAAAGCGGAAGGAACCCGAAGGCCACCGCCAGAACGATCATACAGGCAAAACGCCCGCATAGTCCACTCACAGGCCCCACTTCCACCACTAAGGACTACCTGGCATACAAACGCATACGCATCCTGTCTTTCGCTACACAGGTGTCCATGAATGAAAGGATGCTCGCCTTCGAGCCGACGCGCATCCCCTCCTGGCGGCAGTACCGTTCGTAGTCGCGGCGTCCAGTGGTTTCACAGTAGTAAGTGCTCAACCCAAGGACCGCACTACGCAAGTCGCCGTCCCCTAGGTCAATGCTGTCCGTTCCTAGGGGCTGGTGTCGCCCGTCGAGAGAAAATATGCCTCGTCCATAGCTGTTTGTCGTGTACCTGACTTGTGTGGGGTCTGATTCAGTATGTGGCATGTCTTCATTTTGGAAGTCCCAGCCCCAACACCAGTTTCCCTCCGGCATCTGCCACTCTTTCAGCCCGTTCGCCTGAGCGACAGTTTCACTGTCCACGAGATTGAACCACGTGGCGATTGCCTCGAGTTCACTTTTGCCGACGTACATGATGTTTTCCTTTCCGCTTTCGAGGTGGGTTAGTCTTACCAGGCAAAACCCGTGTAGACGTAGCATTTGTGAATGCCGATCTTGACGAAGCCGTCAGCGGGGTTGCAGCGGCACCTCAGCTTCGTATCGTTCATGTAGTCCCCTCGGATGGGAGTAGCGGACCAAACGCCAGTAGGGGTTCTGTTTTTTGTTCGGAGTTCCTGAACCCAAACCGTCTTAGCGGTCGCTCGAACGACCTCGTAGTATTTGTCGCTTGCTTTGAGGATGGTGCCGACGGGCATGACTGGGGGTGTTGTGGTGGCCATTGGGGTTTCCTTTCGTTGGTTGGGTGTTAGCTGTCGTATCTGGGGTCGTGGACTTCGCCGTGGTAGCGGTGTACTTGGTGGCCTCTGACGTAGAGACCGCCGTCTTTGTGGAGGCGGCAGGGGATGATGGTGTCGTTAACGAAGCCTCCCTGAACGGGGATGCGAGCGAAGTCAAAGGTGCGCAGGACAAACGCTTCGACGGTTGCCACTTGACGCAGCCAGACTGTTTTCGGTGCACTGCGCACAACTTCGTAGTAGTAGATGCCTTCGCGCGGATGATAGACGCGGACGATGGCTTCAACCGGCATGAGAGGCTTGGGCTTATCCATGAGAGGTTCCTATTCAGGCTTGTACACGATGCTCATGGTCAGCCCGAGTCTAGTGTTTGCGTCGGGGCGGATCACGCCTTTGTTGTCGATGCGGCGCATGATTACGTCCCCGATCTTGGTTGAGCAGTCGAGCGTCGGGGGGCCGATTCTCGAGCGGTCAACCTTGATTTCTTGGAGCCAGAGTGTTTTCTCGGTACACTTCACGACTTTCCACGCGCGCCCAACTGGAGACCAGTAGATCGTTCCCACTGGCGGGAGAGTGAAGCGGTCTCGCATGTGCGACATGTTGCCTCCTTCTTCGACTAGCTTGCTGGCCTGTAGATGTCGCGGTACAGATCCACGTACACGCCCTCGCGGACGTGTAGGCACGCATCTTGGAGGACTCAGCACTGACGTAGGGGGAAGCCTGAGTGAGCCATGCCAGGTATCGGCTTTCCTTCGCTGTCGGTAACGAGGCGGCGTAGCCACACGGTTTTTTCGGTGCGGCGCTCAACCTGCCAGTACTCGTTATCGAGGAGGTCAGCGCGCCAGCCATGGCGGCGTACTTGGTAAATGGTTCCGACTGGCGGTGCAACGAGCTCGCGTTTTGTCATGGGCTTGTTCCTTTCTTTCGTGGGTAAGCAGATGCTATCTGCGTTTCCCGCGCGTGCATGTAGGCGCGCCGACACTGCTGGCGGTCACCGCTTCATGCAACGTTCGTTTGATGGTGGTATTCGACGGTTGCGACCGTCCGCGTGTGTTCATCGTGCTCGAGTACGGTGCGCGTTGGGAGGGGCGTGTTGCGGAGGTGGCGGCGTTTTTCTCTTGGTAGTGGGTTTTTAACGAGATGCCGCACCTGTGCAGGGCTGAGAATGCGTCGGGTTTTCTGGTGTTGCCTGCGCGACCAGTTGCCGGACTCGGTGCGGTGTTCGATCCAGCGCGTGTAGGTTGCGCCAATGATGGTGCTGAGCGCTTCGTCAATGCTCATCATGTGCGGCTTTTCCCTTTCATGCGTCGTTCGATCTCCTGGAAGATCTGGGCGGTACCTTTGGGGGCGCGCGTGTAGGTTTCGTCGATTTGGATGTTGGTGCCGTCGGCTCGTTTGCGTAGGCCGCTTTGCGTGTATATCCAGGGTCCGCGAACGAGCGCGTACTCGGTGACGGTCCTGTGGGTGCGCTTGTCGATCCAGTGCGTGTAGGTGACGCGGACCTTGCGCGGGGCGGCGGCTTTCACCGCCTGGGCTTTCTGCTGGCGTTGCAGCCAGTGCAGGTAGAGGTCGTGCACGTCCTCGGGCGTGTCGTCGATGGAGTTGATCCTTGGACGGTAGAACTCGGTCTTGTTGTAGAGCTTCGACGTGTGGTGCCATTCCTCGGGGTAGAGGAAGTACTCGCGTAGGAACTCGAGCGGGTATTGGTCGAGCTTCAGGTAGGCGCGAGCGTCGGCGGGGAGCGCGTCCAGGATGTCAGCTTTGCTCCACTTGGAGCGGGGGCGCAGGCCGCGGTCGTATGCGTCGATGGCGTTGTTGCTCATCGACCAGTCATCGGCGTAACCGGCCATGAGTCACCACGCTCCCGTGCTGTAGCCCATGGAGTCGAACGGCGCGGGCGGGACGGGGAGGCCGTCGATGCAGGCCTGGCACATGAGCTGTCCACCTCGTTCGAGGACGATCTTGTAGGCGTTCACGGCTGTGGTTCTGAATGTGTGGGCGTTGATGCACCACCAGGTGTAGGTCTTGGTGGGGTCGCCCTCCCAGATGGGCGTGTTCTCACGCCAGTAGGGGGCGAGCGCTTCCGGGTCCACGTAGGGGATCTCAGTGCTGTTGTTGCTCATAGTGGGTACCTGTTTCCGTATTGGCCGTTGACGGCACGGTCGAGGCCGTATTCGAGGATGATTTCAGCCCAGTGCGTTGGGCGGGCGTGCTCTCCTGTGTATGTGTGGCAAGCTCCGCTGCCTTTGGGACCAACCGTGAGGAGGACGCTCGAGCGAGCCCTGCTGGGCAGGTAGAGGCCTTTGGGGTTGGTGCGGGGGCGGGGGCGTTTCCCAGAGGGGCTGAGCCAGACTGAGGTGCCGTCGTAGCCGAGCTGGAGCTTGTGGTAGTCGCGGATCTGGGAGACGAGGAGGGCCAGGAGAGACACGTCCTCTGTGAGGAGCGTGCGCAGGTGCGAGACGGGCAGTGCGTTGGGGGAAACGAGGATCGCGTCGTTCGCTTGATCGTCAAGACCGCCCGCCCACCGGAATGGCTCATACTCCGTCTGGTAGCCGAGGATGACGTGAACGTTCTTGATGGCCTTGGGGGTGTCGGGTGCGTGGACGATGGAGCCGTCGAGGTTAACCATGAGCGTGTTGACTCCGCCCTTTTCGATGAGGAACACCGAGTCCGGGTACGTGAAGTCCATGCGGTACTCGTACTGCTTGCCGGGCTTGATGTACCTGGAGAGGAGGTCGGTGAGTCCGAGGTCGCGTGGGGTGCCGATCTGGAAGATGTCCGTCCACGTCAGGATGAAGCTGTCGCAGACTTCCGTGATACGGACGATGGTTTCGGGTTGCGCGTCGTGGCCCGCCCATCGGAGGCCTGCCCGCTGGGGGTGGCGACTGTGACCTAGCTGCATGTTGCCGTTGAGGAGGTCTTCGAGGGGGCGGTGATTGTGGGGGATGTGGTTGTGGTACATGGCGGTCTTTCAGACGTAGTGGGAGATGCCGACGGCTCCGATCTGGATGCCGGTGCGGTCGCGGATTGGCTCGCCGGGGACTCGGATGTCCGGGCGGTGGTAGATCTTGAGGGCTTCGGCGGCGACGCGGGATACGATGATGAACATGCCGGGGATCGGATCGGGCAAGCCGATGCACTGGTCCGGGTGGTTGATGTTTAGCGTCTCGGGGATGCCGGGGAACGTCTCGGGGAGGGGCTGGTATTCGTCGGGGACTCGGACGACGGTGCCTGATAGCGGGATGACGCATAGGACTGTCTGCTTGTCGTACCCGTACATGGTGAGCGCGTGCGGAGTGCCGTTGACGTAGACGACCCCGTTTTCGGCGGCGATACCTACGAGGGGTCCGACGCTCGTATTGATTGTGACGTTGCGCAGCATGTTGGCGTGTCCTTTCTGGCTTGCTTACTTGTTGAGCGTCGTAAACCAGGTGGTTTGGCCGTTTAGGAGCGGCTTCGCCTGTACTGCGTCGAGGACAACCACGGGCGGGGGGGTGTGGTTGGGGCCGGGGCTGCTGGCTGTCGCTGCTGCCCATGCTGCCTGGTAGTTGTCGTCGGGCTGGTTGGGGGTGCGGTATCCGGCGACGTAGAGGGTCGGGGTTGCGCCGAGGGTGGCGAGGTCGAACATGGACGCGACGGGCGTACTGGGGGTCTGGCTCCACGGGTAGACGAGAGCGGCGATGTCCCACCCGTCGGGGAGGTTACGGACCTGGAGGTGGTTGTCCGCGTCGAGGCTACGGAACATGGCCTCCCAGGTCGCCATGGAGGCGTTGGCGGTGACCATGTTCGTCACGTTGTCTGCGTCGGGGGTTCCGGCGTTCATGTGTGCGACGTAGAGGACGGGGGTTGCGCCGTCGGAGAGGAACACGTACCCGTCGAGGCTGGCGGGGCAGTCAGTGGGGGTGTCGGTGAGTGTGGGTGCGTAGGCGACGGGGTAGATGCCGGTTTTGAGGTACTGGTAGCGGCTGGTGAGCGCGTCTTGGACCTGCGTGCGCTGTGAGAGGCAGGTGTCGTGGTAGGCGACGTTGCTGGTGTTCCAGGATGCGCCGTCGGGGAGGGATGGGAATAGCGTCCAGTCGGTTGTGTCGCCGTTGGCTGGCTTGTCGGTGCGGGTCTTGTCGAGGCCTCGTTCTGACCGGCGGGTGATGTCTTCGACGTGGGATTGGGCTTCCTGGTATGCGTCGCGCTCGGGGTTGAATGCGCCGGCCAGGTGCATCACGATAGCGATGATGACGAGGACGAGGAGGATGAGGGCTGCGGGGATCGTGAATACGGCTGCTGTGCGGGCTTTCTCCTGGCCTTCTTCGCTCTCGTAGTCCCATGAGTCGATGGCGGCTTCTGCGCGCTTGTAGGGGCTGCGGGGGAGTCTCATTGCACGCCTCCTACCGTCTCGTACTGAGCGTCGTACTCGTCCATGGTCATGACTTCCCAGTCGCCCCACCCGTGGGGGCCTTCGACGATCACGTCGCCGGGGCGCGCAGCGAGTCCCGTGTTGTGGCCGAGTGACAGGTAGTAGCCGTGCTGGTCGCGGTTCAGGGTGAACGACTGGTAGTACTTCTCTGCGAGTTCTTGGATGGATGCTTCGGTGACGAAGAAGGCCGTGTAGTCGGCATCTTCGCGTCGAACTGCGTTCACTACATGGACCGCAGGACGGGTGGCTTGCGGGTTGGCGATGGTGAGGAGTACGTCGGCGTGGCATGGCTTGTTGCTTGGGCACCAGCACATGAGGTCGTGTCCGACGAGGTGCTTGCGGGCTTGGCGCGCGACTGCCTGCCCGTCTGGGGTGGAGCGCAGCCATTTGGTGAACAGCGCGACTGCCTCCTCGTGGGTGGCGACGATCCCCGGCTGTGGCGCTGCTGCGGGGTCTACCTTCCACGGGTTTCCGTAGATGCTTCCCCTACCGACGTAGACGGCCCCGGCGGGGGCTTTCCATCCGCGAGTGCGTTGGCGTTGGATGCGCTTAGGGCTCATAGTGTGTCTCTTTCTGTCGGGGCGTTGACGGCTCCCAGGTAGCGGGTGATGAGGCCTCGGTGTTGGGGGTGTCGGGTGATGAACTCCCAGAGGTTGCTCGCTGCTGCCGGGTGAGTGGAGGCGTTCTCGATCATGACGGTCAGGTTCACGCCTTCGCGTTCGTACCGCTTGGTGAGGGCCTGCATCTCTCGGGCGAGTTCCGCGTCCTCGTCGTAGATCCCGAAGTGTCGATCAGGCTTGTACGCTTCGGGGGCACGGTTGATGAGCTCGTGTTCTGTGAGCCCGTATGCGGTAACAGCGAGGGGACTGCCGTCGCTGGCGTGATCGGCTAGGAGGGGGATGTCGCGCTGCCACATGCTGCGTTGCCTGTGTCCAGCGTTGACTGCGACGGTGCGGGAGTAGGCTGCGGCGTTGAGCTTCACTGCCTTGTCGGGGTTCGCGAGGAAGCTGGTGATGATCTCGACGGTTGGAACGTCAACATGCTTGGCGATGGTGTCGATGTCAGCGAAGATGCCCCAGACCTGGTGGTGGCTGGGGCGACGCACGCGGGGGAAGTACTTCACGCTGCCTTCTTTGCGACTTGCTTGAGGCGCTGTTCGCGCAGGAAGTCCTTGAGCTTGGTCAAGTCGCACACGGTTGTCCCAGCCTGCTTCATGAGTCCTCTCCCATCTTCTTCGTAGTGGCATCTACCGCAACGACTGTGGGGCGGGCGCACGCAGCGAGGATGAACAGGTTCACTCCGGGAACAACCACTAGGAGCGATGGGGTCCAGTGGTAGCCCGCGTCAACGAGCCTGCGGCTTGTGGCGGCGAGGAATGGGAATGTCTGGATGATGAGCCAGACTGAGAACCCGAGAATGAGGGGGATCGCTCGAGCGATGGCTTCGTGACGGTTGTGGAAGAAGTCGCCGCGGGTGGTAGCGACGTAGATGAGGCCGGTGGTCCACCACCACCACACGATCAGGGTTGTAGCGGCGTAGAAGCCTGCGGTGGGCCAGTAGTCGCGTCGGCTCATGGGGGTGGAGAAGTCAAGAGCTTGCGTGTAGAAGTTCTTGACGATGGAGCCAGCGCGTTTGAGGGCTGGGGGGATGGGGATGTCGGTGATCTCAACGTCTGGGTCGAGGTCTGGGTACTTTTTTGTCATGGGTGTGGTCTTTCTGTGTTGTCTGGCTGGTCGGGCATGATGCTGACGTACTCTTCGGCTTCTCGTGGCGCGTTGAGGAGGGCCTTGGCTTTCGGGTTGGCTCTGATCGCTACTTCGACGACGGGCTGGGGGAGGCGGTCGATGCCCTGCCACATGAGAGGTCGGATCAGGTTTCGGTACTTCTCAGGCTGATGACCTTCCCAGAGGATGCGCGCGATGATGGGTGAGCGCACCTGGAAGATGACCGGGTACTGGACTTTCTTCGCGAGCGCCGGGAGGGCGAGGGTCAGCTTCGCGAGGAGTTCCCCGGTGCGGCTGACGTTCTCCGCGTCGAATGGGCGGTATGCGCGCCACCAGACGGGTTCCTTAACGCCCTTGATGAACAGGGCGACGCACGTGTGCCCGGCGGCGTTCGTGTAGACGCTGACGAGGTTTTGGGGAGTCTTGCGGGGGGTAGTCACTTGGTCTTCTCCAGTTGCTTCCAGGTTGTCGTGAGGTCTTCCTCGAACTCGAGGAGGGTTTCGTACACGCGCCCAGCGTGTAGAGACACCGTGTCGTTGGGGATCGCGAGGCGGGCCTGCACGTAGGGCACACCACCGTCCTTGATGGGCTTGTAGGCTCGCTCGAGCGGTACGTCGTCAGTGAATAGCGCTTCAGCTTCGTCGCGGCCCACGTGAGGCAGATGTGGGAGGGCAACGAACTCAGCCGGTGTCAGGTCTGCCGCTGCGACCGCTTCGCTGATGTCGTCCGCGAGTGCAGGGTCCGCGCCTTCGTAGAGAAGTTCCCCTGGCTGCACGGTGAGGATTGAGAGCGGGTTGCGAGTGCCTGTCTGTTCGACGCACTTGCGCACGTCGTCAGGGCTGACGGTCGTCACGTCGATCCCCTGAATGACGTGGTAGGCGTAGTCCTCGATCTTTGCGGGGCAGCGCGGGTTGACACAGATGATCGCTGCGAGGTCGATAGAGGAGGCGAGGGGCCACTCACATCGTGGACACTGCGAGGGGAGGGCTGATGCGAGCTTGGGGGCGACGCTGCGTAGGCGTTTGGCGACCTCGGTGATGAGGGGCACCGGCTCACTCCTTCCTGTGAGAGGTTTCGTTACCCTCATAGTTTATCGCATTTTGGGGTAAAACCACGGGAAACTACCCGTTGTGAGCATGTTTCAGGATATGGAAAACCCCTGCCGTTCCCAGAGTGAGATGCGGCAGGGGTGGCGAGGTCAGAGCCAGGACGTTGGCAGGCCTCGCCTGGCGAGTTCATACTTGATGCGGTCGGCGACTTCACGCGCAAGAATGAGGCGTGGATTGTCCTCTCCGTAGCGGTCTCCAATGTCCTTGAGGCGATCCTCCATGCGCATGGGCGCGCCGGTCGGGGAGGTCGTCATGTCGGCGGCATTGATAATCAGGAGCTCATCATCCATGAAGCCGACATTCGGGTCTCCGTGATCGTAGACGGCATCTGCTGCAACTCCCAGGCCGATGAGGATGCTACCGCCCGCGTGAGCATGATCGTCAGGGTCGAAGGCGTAACCAACATCGTGCAGAAGGCCCAGGACGTAGAGTGCGCGCGCCTGGTCCTCCGTCTTCCCGAAGACGGTCTTGGCGATCTCGTAGGCGCGGTTCGCTGTGGCATTCATGTGGGCAAGGCGGCTGGGAGTAAGGGGTGTGAGGGTGGTGGTCATGCGCGGGTTCCTTTCGGGTTGATGTGGGCGCGGATGTGGTCGAGACTGACGGGCTGGTAGGCCCACGCGTCTACTCCGACATTGATGTCGAGGTTCCCCCATTCGGGGCGGGCGGGTGTTTGGTCGTGGGTGTGCCCGTAGAGGAGGACGTGTGTCTCGTCGCGGGGGAGGGAGTTACCGTAGAGGACTTTCGGGTCGAAGGCGTTGGATGAACACCCGGCGGGAACGCCTGTGTGGGCAACCATGTTGGCAACCTGCCTGGACGGGTAATGCGACAGGATGAGCGTCGGCATGTCTGCTACCTGGAGAACCATCGAGTCTGTGATCGTCGAAAACACTTCCGCGAGGCGCAGAGTCGCCCACCTGGCCTTCGGATCATGGTTGCCGCGGACGAGGTGCATGTGCTTGTAGCCGACACGCCTGGACACTGGGGCCAGGAGTGCGACGGCATGGTCAATATCGCGCTTTCTGCCAAGCGAGAGATCGCCGAGGACGTAGAGGTCATCCCCGGATTGGAGGCAGCGTAGGAGGTTGCTGACGATCAACTGGTCGTGCTGTTCGACGCTGCGCGCGCCACGATGCACAAGGGCGACGCTCTCGTGACCAAGATGTAGGTCGCTAGTGAACCAGTGCGTCATGGACGAGCGCCTTTCATGCTTTCGTATGCGGCGACGATACTGTCGCGTAGGGCGGTGTAGAAGTCTCGGTTGATGGGGTGGTAGACCTCGTAGCGTCGCCCTTTGGAGACGTTGTACTGCGAGGGCATTCGGAGACTGTAGGTCGCGTCTGGTTCTCTGATGAGGCGCATGTCTGTGATAACGAGGAAGTCGCCGATGTAGGCGGCTGCTTCGCAGAGGAACCCGCGTGTTGTTTCGTCGGGGATGTGGGTGATCTTCACGCGCGTGATTTCGGGTGTCATCATAGGTAGAGCCGTCCTTGTCTGCTGACGATGTTGCCGACGCGGATCTGCTTTTCGACGGCGGCGCGTGGGAAGTATCGGATGGTGTCCTCGAAGGTTGCGCCGGGGTGGGCGCGTAGGAACTCGCTGATGGTGGCGGGCGCTTCGTACACGGATTCCGTGACGGCCCCTGTAGGCGCGTGTGCGGCACGAACAGGCTTTGGCGCTACCGCTGGGCCTTTGGTGCGCACTGCGGCGCTCTGCGGGGCTTGCTGAGTGCGACGGCGACGCTCACCATCATCATCACGACGAGAGTCCTTGCTGCCCGTCGCCTTGGTCTGTGCGACACGGCTGCGGGTGGCCTTCCGGTCGGGAGCACTTGGCGCTGGCCGTTGATGGTTAGGATCAGCACTCATGGCCTCCAGTTCAGAGTCGGGGAAGCTACTGACGAGAGCCGTGAGGGCATCGCCGGTCAGGGGTGCTTCGCCTTGGATCCGTCGTAGCGGCTCGATGTACTCCGAGCGGGTAGCTGGAGTGATGGGGCGGGGGTGGGAGAGGAATGCGAAGCCTTGCTCTCGTTCTGTCTGCTCGAACTCGTCGAACATCTTCTGCATGAGGGCTTCGTAGTCGCCGGTGCCGATCACCCGGTTCTGGTGGTAGGTGGTTTGAGCGGCTTGGAGCTGCTGTGCGACTTCGGGGTCGATGTCCAGGATCATGGTTCGCGTCTCCTAGAAGGTGTCCCAGAAGGACTCACGGTCGAGGTTGGCGCTTTCCTCGCTGGACAGTGCTGGCGGTTCAGGCTCGTCACCCGTGTCGTCACCCTGGAACATCGACTGGAAGGGATCGTCAGCCGCCAGGGTCTCCTCGTGTACGGGAGCCACGTCCGCGTCCTCCTGGTTGCTGTCGCCAAAGGGGTAGAAAGCGTCAGGCTCTTCTGCCGGGGCGGGCGTTGACGGCGAGCTGTCCGCGTGCGTGGCGCTGATCCTGTTGAACATGGCCTTAGTGCTACTGCGCTTCCTACCAGAAGGACGCGGGGCTGCTGGAGCTGGCCTCGGCTCGGGAGCCGGGGGTTCGGGCTCCTCCTCGTTAACGGGGTCGAGCTTGTCCCAGTAGTGGCCGATGTAGGACTCGAGGCGTTCCATGCCCTTCGTGTCGGGAGCGAGGACTGCTGCTCGCAGGTACGTGGGTGCGCCGTCGTTGATGTCGGCGATGCGCACTGCCACGTCGCCAGCGTTGGAGAGCTTGTACGGGAACTCGCTGGCTGAGTTCAGGCCGAGGTTTTCGGCGGCGCTCGCGTCGCTGGCTGACTTCGCAGTGATGCGCACGGAGATCAGCTCGGACACGCTCTTGGGGATCACGTCGTTCTTCACGCGGTGGGGGATGAAGATTGCGCGCATACCCAGGGCCGGGAACTCGGACACGAACCGCTCGATGAGCTCACGGTACTCGCGAGCGTCTTCCTTGCCCATAGCGTTGGCGAGGGACATCATCTCATCGAGGACGACGTACAGGAACGGGAAGGTGACTTCGGGGTGGTCGCGTCGGAACTCGAGGACGTTGACGTACCCGTACTGCTGCATGATGTTCTTGCGGCGGGGGGCTTCGGTGTTGACGAGGTGGCGGAGCATGTCGATCACCGAGTCCACGGTGTACTCCTTGCGGCGCACGTGCGGCAGGTTGTAGTTGGCGTACTCGCTGATCTGGTTCTTCGGGTCGCCGATGTAGAGGTGCAGGTCGTTGGGGCTCATGTAGGCGCACATTTGGTTAAGGATGAGCTTGACGATCCATGACTTACCGCTTCGGGGTTCGCCGGAGACGACGATGGCGGGGGCTTTGAGGAGGTCCACGGCCTTGACGCTGCCGTCGCCGGTGGTGCCGATAACGACGGGCATCTCGGTCTTGGGGTCGCGCACGAACTTCTGCGTGTCGGGGGATGCGGCGTACATGTCAGCGAGGGAGATCATGTCGATCTTGGCTCCCTTGTAGATGCTGATGAAAGCGCGCGACCCGGCCTCGGCGCTGGTGGCGTAGGCGTTGGGGTATTCGAGGTTGCCGTTGTCGTCGTACTTGTAGATGTTGACGACTTCATCGGCGATTGCCTGGGTCTTCATGCGTGGGGTGCGGCTGATCGTCAGCTTATACATGAAGGGGTTCTCGGAGGCATCCTTGAGGTCGGGGAGGAGGTCTTCGCGCGTGCCTACCTGTTTGGCTGCGTCGCGGATCAGTTCAGCCCAGATCGCCCATTCTGCACTGCCTTCGCGGAGGTTACGCATGTCTGCGAACTTGGGGCTGATGGACGGTAGGCCCTTCGTCAGGGTCTCGTAGATGAACTGTCGGGTCTGGGTGCCCTTCTGCATGTTCAGGCTCTCGAGGTCGGACTCGAGGGAGTCGTAGTCCACGTCCTCGGCGGGTTCCTCGTCGGGGATGAGATCATTCCAGTCCCAGCTGTCCGATTCCTGCTCAGGCTCGGGGGCGGGGGCGCTCGCGGGTTCAAGCTCGTCGAACATGGGAAGGGGCTGCGGCTCGATGACGGGGGCGGGTTCCGGCTCGGGGGCAGGGCGGCGCAGTTGCTCGCGCACGTCGTCTTTCTGGTCGATGATGTAGCCGCCGGCGAAGGTTGCGATGCCAATGAGGGCGGAGACGGCTGCGCCGACGAAGATGTAGTAGCCGACTGCGAGCGCTGGGAGGAAGTTCGATAGGAGCCACATGCCCGCGCCCACTACTGAGACAACGCCGCTGGTCTTCATGGTGGCTGCGCCCATGCCGCTCACGGACGCTGCTGTGTGGGTCTTAGCTGCGACCACGGCGGCTTTCGTGAACTCGTAGGAGTTGCGCCCCGCTTTTGATGCCGCCTGCTGTGCTGCTTGCCCGATGGCCCCAGATGCCGTCTGTGGCCCCTGTTGCTGGCCGAAGGATGCGGGCGGCGGGCCCTGCTGACCGAAGGACGGAGAGAATGGGTCATTGGACGGGCCTCCAAACGGCGACGGAGAGGGTGCGCCGAAGCCGGATCGAGAGGAACCGAAGGGGTCATTACCGCCGCCACCGAAGGGGCTATCGAACGATGAAGAACGCGACGGCCCGCCGAAGGGATCGTCGAAGGAGCTGCTGGACGGGCCGGAGTCCATACCCCAGATGGACTCGTCGCCCATGCCGGGCGCGAACTCGGGTTCTTGATTGCGGGCGTTGAAGCGTGCGAGCGCGTCGTCGCCGTTGGTGGGGATGGCCATAACCGTTCGGCCTTTCTGTGAGGGGATTAGCGGACAGTGATGAGGGCGATGACGAGGGCGACGGCTGCGACGATGCAGGAAATCGTGTGAAAGCCGTTGCGGTACTTCTCGTCAAGGTCTTTGAGGGAGTGAACCCAGACGTTGGTGAGGATCAGGAGCATGGTGAGGATTGACCAGATCATCGGTTCGCGTCCTTGTACTGCTCGCGGATGTAGGTTGCCACGTCAACGCCGTCGGTGTTGCGTAGGAGGTTGTCTAGGTCTTTGTCGATGGAGACAAGCCACCCGCTGTTCTGTGCGGGGTAGCGCTGGACGGTGAGGTCGAACGTCACGTCACGCATGGGCGCGTCGCCGTCTTGGGGGCCGGTGGTTTGGAGGTGATCGACGGCCTGCTGGTAGGCGTTGGTGATGTACGTGTAGACGTACTGGTCGCCCTTGCCGGTGTCGCTCTCGCCCTTGTTGTAGTCGCGGAGGTTCTGGAAGATCGTGTCACGGTCCTTGGTCCAGAACGTCTTGTTGGTGAAGTCGAGCATCTTGGCGCGCACCGTGTAGACCTGCTTGTCGGTGGAGAAGTTCGCGCCGCGGGTGACGGACTGGACTTGCAGGGACAGGAGGCCGAGCCGGTAGCGGTCGCGCTGGTACTGGTCCTTGTAGTCGGTACTGGAGGCCGTGTCGGTGTCGAAGAAGTCCGCGTAGGTCGTTGTAACGGACGAGCGGCGCGAGTTCGCTTCGGCGGTGGTGAAGTCCAGGGTGTTCAGGGCGCGCAGGTAGGCGTAGGCAACCTCGTCGGGTGGGGTGTCAGGGTTACCGAGGGAGAGGAGGGTTCCGTCCACGTCCCAGATGAACCCAGACTTCGGGGTGCCGTACTTCTCGCGCAGCGTGGGCTGCTGGTTCATGAGGAGCTGGTCAACACCGTCGGGGCCCGCAGACTCGGACGCGGATGGTGTGGAGCCGGACTGCGCGAGGGCGCGGACTCTCTCTTCGTTCGCGCGCGCGGATGACGCTGAGTGTGAGAACCAGTAGACCACGGCGATGACGAGGACAAGGAGGACGGGGAGGATGATCTTCCACTTGGTGCGCACGAACTTGATGACGCGCTCAGAAGCGGTGAGGTCTTCCTCCTCGTCACGCATGTTGTCGGCCACTGCTGGCTGCTGTGGGCGCGGCGCGGGACGGGGGTTTGGCGTGGGGGCCTGCTGGCGCTGTGGGGGGCGCTGCTGGCCGGAGGGGGAGGCCGTAACCTTCATTTTTGTCTCCCTAATGTGTGTCTAGCTGGCTAGTTGAGGGCTGAGAAGTCCCAGCCGTCCGAGGCGGGTGCTGCTTCTGTCGGCGGCTCGACGGCGGCTTGTTGTGTGCGTCGTGAGCGTCGGCGTAGCGGTGGCCCCTGCTGGAGGAGGCTGTCGATCTCGCGTTGGAGATCGTCGGGATCCTGGAACGCTGTTGCGCCGCTCGAGGCCTCCTCAATGGCGGTGTCCTCGACTGCTTCAACAGAGCCGGTCTTGAACAGTTCGGACTGTGCGATGCCGTCGGGGAGCGCCACCTTTCCCAGGGTAACCTCTCCAGTGGACAGCTTGATAACGAACGCGCGTTTGTAGGGCGATTCTGCGCCGTCTTCGGACGTTTTGCTGGTTGCTGTGGCGAGCATGGTGAGTTCGCCCTTGAGGTAGCCGATGCTGAGCTTGTCGGCGATTTCGTTGCGGACGTTCGCGTCACGGATAGCGCCGATAGCGACCGACTGGACGTTCTCGAAGATCTTGAGCTTTGACCCTGCGTCCATGAACATCGAGGGCTGGTTGCTGATGATGAGGTTGATGTCGCCCATCTTGCGGCCACCCGTGATAGCGGTACCGAGGATGCCGGCGGCGCTGGGGAACTCGGCCCAACGCTGGAGCTCTTCCCACACGGTGACGTTGAACTTGCCCTCGCGCTTGCAGGTCAGGGAGCGAACGTGGTGGATCGACGCTGCGGACAGCTGGGAGAGCTGGAGCTGCACCTCGTCCACCATGACGGTGGCCTTCGACTTCATGCCGAAGGAGCACAGGACAACGCGGGCGTTGGCCACGTCTTCGGTGGAGACTCGGTTGGAGAAGACGCTGGCGCGGGAGCCGTCGGGCTCGAAGTACTCGGCGAGCTGGGCGCGCACGAACGTGAGGGACTTGATGTAGTCCTCGTCGCTGGCACGGTAGTCTCCCATGGCGGCTCCGGTGCGCAGTGCTTCATGGCCGTCCTTGATGACCTGGTAGACGCTGTAGAGGGTGAGGCCCTTGCTGTTCTTCCAGGTGTGCGCGTCGTCGCCTAGCACGCCCGCGTCGCGGTAGACGACGCTGATGGCATTCTTGAGGATGCTTTCGGCCCACTGGTAGGTGTGGAGGTGGGATCCCATGAGGGCGCTGAGGTAGGAGAGCGTGTAGTTCACACCTAGGCCGTAGGTGCCGTTCTCAGCGTCGATTGCGAGGTCGCCGGAGCTCATGATCTCAACGGGGTCAAAGTAGCTGCCCTGGCCTTCAGCCATGTTGAGGATGAGGCAGGAGTCGTGGTTGGCGTAGAAGCTGACGAGCGGCGTGTACTCGTCGCCTTCCACGTCGTTGATGGTGAGTCGAACGCGGGAGTACTTCATGAGCTCGTTGAGGAGGTTCTTCACGAAGAAGGACTTGCCGCCACCTGTTTCGGCGATGACGACGAAGTTTTCCGCGTCCACGTCGTTCTCGCGGAACTTGTAGAGGATCGGGTAGCCGGAGTTCACGTCGCGGGCGATGTAGGAGCCGTGTGTGCCGATACGGCCCTGGTCGTATCCGGTGAAGCGGGCGATGATCTCGTCGGAGAGCACGTTCTTTCCGACGCGACCGAAGGACTTGCGGCTGTGGTCCATGCTGAATGGGGAGAACGCGGCGGTGAAGTCGGCGAGGTGCTGGACGACGCGGTTGACGGTGATGCCGTTACGGGTACAGAACTGCTCGATCTTTTCGAGCGATTCGTCGAAGTCTTCGCCGCGGATGCCCATGACGATTGCATGGCATCGGTATTCGAAGAACTCGAGCTGTCGGTCGGTGCTGGTTGCGTTGGAGAGGTAGACGACGCTCTCTTCGCGCCACTGGTCGCGTGCTAGGTCGGTCTGGTTCTTCTGGTACTCGAAGGCGTTATTGTCGATGCTCTTGTTTTCCTCAGCGGTGTTCTGGTAGTTGCGTAGGAGCGCCTTGAGTTTGGGGTCTTCCCAGTTGATTGCGGTGGGGATGCTGTAGTCCGTGAAGAACATGCGCATCGTGGGGTGGAGGCGCTTGCGCATCTCGGCGCGGAACCGCATGGGGAGCGTGGTGCCATAGCCGTCGAAGGACAGGAAGATGACGAGGTTGTCCTTGCCGGAGAAAGAGGCGCGGTTGTTCGTGTAGAGGTTGTAGTCGCGCTCGGGGAATGTGCGAGAGTCCCGCATCTGGCTGTTCGTCGTGAACACGTCGGCCCACACGTGGTACCAGGCGATGCGGTTCATCAGATCCCAGCGCCCCACTTTCTTGGGTCGTCCTGGTTCGTGGATGCGGCCTCCGAAAAGGAGACGCACGAGCGGGTTGGTCTTCTTCGTTTTCGTTGCTGCCATGGTTGTGTCCTTATGAGCGGGCGGCTAAGCTACCGAAGCCCATCATGAGGGCTTCGTACTGGCTGGTCAGCTGAGCGTAGGAGCTAACGCGACGGTTGGCGTTTTCTGGGTATTGGGTGAACATGGGCACGTAGGTGAGGGTGCCTGCGTAGAGGGTGTGCGAGGTGATGAGCCGTCCCAGAGGGAAGTTGGTGTAGCCTGCGACGGAGCTGAGGCCATTCGCTGCATACACCGTGCGCGACGCGGAGCCGGTCACCATGTGCAAGTGACTGTGCACTGTGCGGTCCACGCAGATGACGGCGTTGTAGTTGTTGTCCTGGATGAGCTTGTCGTGCAGGAGCGCTGCGGTGGGTCTGCTCGTGAAGACCACGGGGGCGTGCAGCGCAGGGTCGTCGCTGGACATGGAGTCGTCAACCCAGGGGAACTCTCGGTAGTGCGTGCGGGTCACTGCGGAGGGGGACTCGATGAAGATGAGGCGGGGCCGCATGTTGAGGCGGTCTTGGAGGTAGTCTCGGAGCCCGAGCATGAAGCTGGTCAGGTACTTCATGTGGCCGAGGTCTTTGACCCGGTAGATGGGCTTGTTGCCTTGGTAGTCAACTGGGGGGAAGTTCGTGATGCGCGGGCCACCGTTTCCGCTCGTGTGAGCGCTCTGGAGCTGAGCGCGAGCGGCCTTGAGTGTTGCCTCGGACCTGCGCGCGTGCTCTTTGAGGGTGGCGAGACTGTCGTTCATGTCGCTGAGGATTCCGACGGACACCTCTGCTTGCTCACGGCGCTCTTCCTCGGAGCGCTCGTATGCGGCGACAACGTTGGATGATGACTCTGCAATGCGCGCAAGGGCTGCGCTCGGCAGAGTCTTCCCCTCGCGGACTGACTCGCGGAAGGCGAGCAGGATGTCCTTGTCGCCGGATACGTCGTCGGCGAGCACGAGGTCGGTTCCCGCTGCCAGGATCCCCTCAAGGAGGTCTGGGCTTTCGAGGAGGTAGGAGTCCGTGTAGATCGCTCCGTTCAGGCCGGTGATGGCCATGCCGAGTGCTGTGTCTGGCTCGTCGTTGACGTAGATGAGCTGAGCGTCTTGCAGTCGCGGATCTTTGAGGGCTGCGATTGCTTCGGGCGCTTCTTCTTCTGTGTCGTGGATGACGACAGCTTCGACGGTCAGCGCGCTCGGCACTGTCGCGAGGAAGTCTCTGACGGATGCGGCGATGAGCCAGTCAGGGAACCTGTCTGGCTGGATCGTCGTGGAGATGAGGGCTTTCATCGCTGCGGTCCTGTGAGGGCTTCGATCTGTCGGATGAACGGGTCGCGGTCCCACACGATGCGGGGGGCAACGCTGGCGAGGAAGTTGAGGGTGCTCGGGTTCGCTCCGCCGGGGTGCAGCCATGCCGTCTCGGAGAGTAGGCGGCAGAGCTTGTTGCTGATCTGGTCGGAGTCGTAGATCGTGTTCAGGAGGGCTGCGAGCCCTTCAGGTGACCCTTGGGGGGCGAGGAAGTGCGTTTGGGTGGGGTGTGCGTCGTTGAGGGCAGTCAGGAACGCCTCCGTCTTGCCTGTTGCTTCCAGGGGCACGTCAACGACCGTGTAGTCGAAGTAGGGGATGAATGGCAGGACGGCCTCGAGGTCGTCGAGGTTCGTGTTTTTATCCTCTGCTGCCCCGTTGGACATGAAGTAGATGCCGCCGTCGAGGAATGGGGAGCTTTCCTTCATGGATGGGCGTGTGGCTGCGAAACCGTCGGCGTTCTCCAGGAACGCGAGGATCGGGTGATCGCCTGACTGGAGGTCGATGTAGAGGACGGTGTGCCCGCTCTGGGCGTAGGCATCCGCGAGCGCAGCGCTGTAGATGGCCGTTTGCTGGCTGTCAGCGGATAGGACGGCGTTGACGCGGGCCCCGGTGCGGAAGATCGGCATGTCTGGGTTCGCCGATGGGGTGAGCTGCGGCGCGTGGGTGCTGAGCGGGTGGAAGTCGCGTAGCTGGGGTGGGGGGCAGGCTGCGAGGCGGTCTTCGACGGTGAGGTTTTCGTCGTCGAAGAAGCCGGTGTCTGCGTGGCTTGAGCCTGCTGCGCCGAGGCTGAGGATGTCGCCGGGGATTGCGCTGGCGGCGCTGTAGGTGCGGTCGTCGCTGATGGGTTGCGAGGTCAGGGTGGGGGAGGTGATACGTGTGTCGGTGTAGGTGTCGGCGATGTCCTTGAGTGACAGCGTGAGGAGGTCCGCGAGGAAGGAAGCCTCAAGTCTATCTGACAGTGGAATGACGAGGCTGTGCGGGTGGTTGACGTTTGCTCGATACTGGTTGATGCGGTCCTCGCGTGTCTTCTTCACGAGAGCGATGCTCTCGATCTTCTCGGCTTTGCCGAGGAACATGTTGAGGATCTGTAGGTTGGTGTCCAGGAGGTTGCCGGTACCAAGTGTGGTATCGCTGTCGAAGATGATGAGGCGGTCGATGCCGATGGCGCTCGCGTCAGTGCTGGAGTAGCGTCCATTCAGCTCTACGACAGTGTTGAACACCTCGTATGCGTTGGAGTCAACCTGGTTGCGTGCGCTGCGCAGGAGCGCGTCTGCGGAGGCCTTCTCAACGATGAGCGCGATGCTCATAGCTTTTTTCATGTTCTTATAACCTTTCGAGCGTCTGTTACTGGATGGGGGTGGTGGTGCCGTCGGCATGGATGATGCGTGTGGGGCGTAGGAAGCGCTTGTAGTTGACCTGGCCTGTGGATTGGCGGATCGCGTCGGACGCGGAGAACGTCAGGAGAGCGAAGTACTTCTTCGCGAGGGTACCGATCTCGTGCGGGGGCATGTATGAGGCTGATGCCCAGTTGGCCTCTTCGCACAGTGCAGTCTTGAAGGCGATTGCCGCCTCGTGCAGATCCTCGTAGCTGCCGGTGCCTTTGGTGGTGGCTAGAAGGTACACGTCGCCGGGGGTGGTGGCGTGTTCTTGGAGGGCTGCGAGGTTTTCGTAGGTGGGGCGTAGCACGTCGTTGCGCAGTGAAGGGTTCTCCGTGTTGGCGAGGTCTTCGTTGAGTCCTTCGATGCGTTCGTCTTTGCCGATGCTGCCCATGTAGTCGATGTGGCCGACCATGATGCCGCGTCTGCCGGCTTCTCGCATCGCGTATGCGTAGCCCTCATAGTGGTCGAAGACGGCCTGGGCGGTGTCGTTTCCGACGCGGGAGCCTTTGTTGGCGTGGATGAAGATTCCCATGCGTCCGCCGGTCTTGAAGTAGCAGACGTAGGGGGGAGTGTTCTCGATCCGGTAGATGCCCCAAACGTTGCTGAGGGCCATCCGGTAGTCGTTGGCAAGCTGTTCCATGAGGTCAGCTCGGAACTCGCGTTCCTCGAGGATGAGGTGCCGGATGATGAGCGACGCGACCGATGGGATGAGGACGATGCAGACGATCAGCTTGGCTCCGAGGCCCGCGCCTGAGCCGATCAGGTAGGCGAGGTCCAGGAAGAACGCGATTGCGCCTGCGCCTGCTGCCATGTAGAGGCGGTTGCGCCACCGTTCTTTGCCGTTCACTTGCGGCTTGTCGAGTGTCAGGGGGATGGAGATGGACTCGTCTCCCACCTGTGGCCGCATGTCGTTTCTCGTGCTCATGCCCCTATTTTACTGTGTTTTTGACGGTAAAGACTGGTATGTGGGGTGCGTGTTTACCCGAAATGGACGTATCCGGTAACCCACTGGTTGAGGTAGCCCTTCTGAAAGCCAACGTCGTGGGTTGCTGCGGAGGACTCGTCGGGAGAGACGTTGAGGCCGGTTGCACCATAGTCGGAGGCATGGACAATCCACCCGTCACCAACGTAGATGCCGACGTGGCCGGGGCCCGTGATGATGTCGCCGGGAGTGAGGACTGATTCATCACCGTTGTAGGGGGTGGCGTGGGCGGCAAAGAAGGCACTGTTAGCCGATAGGAGGCTGGTAACCTGCGCGGAGGATGACTGCCCGACGACGATGCGGTCCTGGTCAGCTCCGAGCTGTACGGGGTTGCCAGAGTCGTCCATGGTCCACCCGGCCATGAGGATGAGGGCACTCACCCAGCCGGAGCAGTCGTAGCCGGTGGGGCCGCGGCCTCCCCAGTCGTAGGAGTAGTAGCCCTGTGCGGGGAGGTTCGCCATGGCGTATTTGGCGTTTGCGAGCATGGCGGGGCCGATTTGGCTGGGGGATGCGGCGACGGTTGGAACACCATTGCCACCGTCGTAGGCGTTGACTGCGGATGCGGCGCTGACGGTTGTCCCGTTGTTACCGATGCCCATGACCTCGGGGGAAACCTTATCCGACAGGTTAGTGAGCCAGAACCAGCCTCCGCCCGCGAGGACGAGCGCGACGATAGCGAAGATCGCGAGGACAGTCACCCAGCCCATCATGACGAGGCTGAGGAGCGCATCGACGGCACGGGCCGCGAACTTGATTGCCCCGAGGGTTGCCTGTCGGGCAATGCGCACGATCTTGGTGGTGTCGCTGTTTTCGCTACCCGTCGCCTTCGCTGTCCCCTCGAGGGCGGCTTTGGAGGCGACATCTGCTGTGGCGACGGCGGCGTTGAGACCGACGCGAGCGGTGAGGGCGACGATCTTGAGGGAGATCGACAGGCATAGGAGGAGGAAGGAGAGGATCACTTCGCATCCCCCTTCTTCGCGCCCCCTGAGCCCTTGCCGCCCACGAGTTTCTTAGCGCCTGCCTTGATCTTGGAGTTGATGCTGGAGGCAGTGCTTTGGGTCTGCTTCTTGGACGACTGGGGTGTATCGGTGAGCGCGTCGCGTCGGATCTTGTCGGCGAGGTCGGAGCGCCCGAGCTTTTCTTGCATCTCGGCTTCGGCCTGCGCTGTCTGGATCTTCGTCTGGCGCGTGCTGGTTGCAGCGGCTTCATCCTGCGCTGCCTGTGCCTTCTTGTCCTGTCGGCGCTGCATGACCTGCTGGCCTGCGTTGACGGTCCCGCCGACGGCGTTGGAGAAGCCCTGTTTCATTGCTGCGCCGATGCCGCCCACTGCTGCAATCTTGGAGAAGGCGCTGCCGAACACGCCGGAGACGCTGTTGTACGCAGCCGTGGCGTAGTGGCGCATGTCCTTGAACACTCCCCGTAGGGTGCGGAAGTACAGGAGGGACACGATGACGTTGAGTGCGCAGATCGCAAGGAGCGCGAACACTGGGTCGCCGAGGCGCACGGACGAGCTGAGCTGTCCGGTCACTCCATCGACGGGATCGCCCATGAGGAGGCTGATAACCCACGTCATGCCGAGCGTGATGACGAGGAACATGCCCAGGGGTCGGAGGATCGCTCTGGAGGCCTTGTAGGCCAGCTTCCCGTCGGTCGCTTGGAAGACGGCGGCGAGGAGGAACACGAGGGCGCACACGGCGATTGCGAGGAGCGTCCCGTACTTCAGAAGCGGCACAACGTAGATGCTCAGGAAGTCCGTGATGATGAGCATAACGGAGGTCGTCATGGACGACTCCTGCGTGACCTGCTTATAGAAGTTGTAGTCGCCGGCCTCGAGAGCATCCTTCTGGAGGCTGTTCGACAGGATGAGGCGCAGGTAGGAGTCGTAGGAGAAGTTCTTGAGCTCGTAGGACTGCGGGTAGAGTTGCACGCCCTGCTTGATGCCGAAGAACTCCGTGTCGGAGAACGCCCGGTTGAACTCGAACGTGGTGAGCATCGAGGTCGCGCTGTTGAGCACGCTGTCCTGGAAGCTGAAGTAGTTCAGCATCTCGTTGAACGGCTTGCGGCTGTTCTCGAGGACGCTCATGATGCGTGATTCGACGCTCGTCAGGTCGGCCTTGGTGAGGCCGTAGGCGTTCATCTCGGAGGGGGAGAACACCATGGGGCGCTCTTCTGGGTAGGAGGCCGGGTCGAGGGGGTCGGTGATTGTGTAGGTCTTGCCGTTGTGGCGGATCGTCTGTTGCTTGGCGTAGGAAGCGTCGTAGAGCTGGTCCACCCATGCGGAGTGCATGTTGGCGAGCTGGGCGACGTTGACGTTCTGCCAGTACTTCTGGCGGTTCTCGGGGTCGTCGCGGAACTCTGCGTCGTGGCCTGGCTCGAACGGGAGGTTCGGGTAGGTCTTAAGGCTGTAGCGCTTGTCGTACTCAACGACGACGTTGTTAGCGGCCTTGAGGTAGGGGATGGTGTAGGTGAACAGTTCCTTCATGCCCAGGTAGTCCTTGAGCTCGCCGTCGTTGTCGGCGGTCTCGTCCTCGTTCTCCCCGGAGGCGTTGTTGTAGAAGAACCCCTGGTTGGGTTTGTTCAGGAGCATGTCCTTGTAGCCGCCGGATGCACTGTTCTTCGCGGAGAGGCCGTGGTCGTAGGTGTACCACGAGAAATGGTAGTAGGGGGACTCGGATGCGAGCGCGAAGGCTCCCAGGCCGTTGTAGTCGGCATCCGAGTAGGTCTCGTCGTCGGGGTTGTACCCGGCGGGGTTGGCGTTCTTGATCTGCTCACGCGCGGACTTGCCCTGCGTGTAGGTGCCGAGGCTGAACTGGTAAGCGCCGCCGGGGATGCCTACGTGGTCGTTGTAGGACAGGTTGTCGAGCTTGTTCGCGTCGGCGAAGTGGTCGGCGACGATCTTGCTGGACAGGACGGGCGTGATGTAGGACAGGGTTTCGGGGTTGGAGTCGCCGGTGGGGCGGTTGGCGAAGCCGGAGCCCATGTAGGTGTCGAGGTCCGCCTTGTAGTTCTTGTAGTTGTCCTTGAGTCCCTGTGGCCAGTTGTCGGTGGCGGGGTTGGTGTTGATGGTGGCTTTGCCGTCGCCGCGGGCCGCTACGCCGAGGTAGGTGTATCGGGATGAGTTGGAGATGTCCACGTAGGAGCGGTACAGGTACGTGGAGTTGGGGTCGTCAAGGTAGGTTTCGCCGCCGTAGGCCTGCTGGGTGGCGCTGTTGAGGAGCTTGGAGAGGCTGGGGCTGTTCTGTGTGGCGTTGGCGAGGTCTTTGCCGTATTCGACGGCGGTGCGCTTCTTGGGGGACTGCCACTTGAGGAGGATGTTTTCGCCGCCTCGGTTGCTGATCGAGTTGGCCTTACCGTCGGTGCCGTCGGACACGAAGGATCCCATGTCGGCACTGTTGTTGAACACGGTTTGCAGGTAGTTCGAGTAGTCGTCACCTGCTGCGGCCTTGTCGATCTCCGTGGAGTACGTCTGGTGGGTGATAACGGCCCAGTACGTGAACTTTTGGCTGTAGACGGAGTTGCTGAACCTGTTCGTCATGTCCACGACCCCGTTGATGACAGGGAAGATTGACAGGGCGATAACAACGAAGATCGTGAAGGAGCCGAGGGCTTGCTTCCAGCTCATCATGCTCATGACGGTGTAGACGCACAGGACGATGAGGATGATGAGAAGCAGGTACACAGCGTTGTCGTTGTAGACCTTGATGAGGGTGTCGGTCCAAGACAGATCGTGCAGGTTGGGTGTGGACACGTATCCCGCGAAGCCGGTGTAGCGGGTGGTGCCTTGGACGATACTGATGGCCTGGGTGCCGGTCATGTCGTCGTGCCAGCGGATGAGCAGGCCGGAGATTTTGCTCGTGATGAGCTGGGCTGCGTAGTTTGTGTGCTCCCAGTTGGGAGACAGGAAGAAGTACAGGTAGTTGGTGATCGCGTCGGCCTTCTCGTTCTTCACCTGCGCGGGGTCGGCCTCGAGCTTCACGTCGGACTTAACGGCGGGGAGGGAGGCGTTGTACTTCCAGCCCATCTTCTGATTCACCTTGTCGTCACCGAACGCGGCCATGACGTAGCTGGCGTAGAGGCTGACGGCGGTGGGCTTTGGCATTGATGCGGCGGTCTGGGCGAGGTTCGACGCGGGGTCGAGGGCTTTCTGCCAGGCGTTTGAGGCTGTGTTTTTGTCGAGGTTGCCTGCCTTGGCGAAGACCTCACCGGAGGGAGCGGTGATTGCATCCTGGTACATGCCATCTTCGGGTACGTCACCCTTGAATGCCTGGATGTCGTCGAGGACGACCATCTTGTTGGTCGTGTAGACGGTCGTGGAGGCCTGTCCTTCGTGTGCGCCGACCCATTCCTTGTAGATGAACGGGGAGCGGGACTGGTTGGTTTGCGTCGCGGAGCGCATGACGGCGAAGGCATTCTGGTTGTTGCTGCCGAACATGTTGTGTACGTAATCGTCGGAGGCCACGCCCGCAGTCTTGTACTTGTCCTTGAGCTGTTCTTCGAGCTTTTCCTTGGTGGTGGTCCAGGAGTCAGTGAAGAACCCGTCGTTGGCGGTGGTGTTGCTCGCGGAGCCGGGCTGCGTCTTGCCGTAGAAGCCGGAGATCGGCATGAAGCCAGAGCCGTTCGCATCGTCGAGGGTGCCGCTGATCTTGGTGGTGGCGTAGTTCGTGTTGTAGCCGCTCGAGGTTTCCCAGGGGGTCGTGAGCTGCTGCTCGATGTTGGAGAGCACGAGGTTCTGGAAGTTCACGGTGTTGTAGGCGCTCGCGGGCCCGTATTTGGTGCCGGAGGAGTCTACCTTGGTCCAGGTGCCGGGGTTCATGGATGCGGGGATCGCGACCCACGTGTGGTTGGGGCCGCGGTACACGATGTCGCCGAAGGGGCTGATCGCCATTTTGCCGGAGAAGCTGGACTGGTCGAGGGCGGTGTCGGCGAGGGCTTTGGCTGCTGCGGTTGCGTCCACGCCGTCGGTGAATGCGTCGGCTTCGCCCTTGGAGAGGTCTGCGTCGGCGGTGGAGAGGTCGAACAGCGATGAGCCGTAGCCGTTGCCGAGGTCGGCCATGGAGAGCGCCTGGTAGAGGGCGACGGTGGAGGGGGTGAGGTTCACGCCTGTGGGATCCCAGACGAACGCGGGGACAGTCTTGCCGTCCACCTGGTAGACGAGGGCGTTCCACTTGGCTTTCATCGCCGGGTCGTCTTCCTTGAGGAAGGTGTAGTTCGGGTTGGTGAGGCTACCGCCTGACACCATGCGCAGGAAGGATCGCCAGTCGGTCGGGTAGGAGTCCTTGACTGTCCAGGAGGTGTTCTGGTCCCAGTAGTCGCCGTCGGAGTATGCGAAGGATAGGTCGGTGCCGCCCTGCCAGACGTTGCCGATGATGTAGGCGGCAACGGAGTCGGCGGAGTCGGCGCTCATGCCGACGGTGGACTGTAGGGCGCTGGATACGGACTTCTGTGTCGCGTCTCGAGCGTCGGAGTCCTTCTTCATGATCGAGCCGTTGTAGTTGAACTGGCTCTGGAAGGGCACGTAGAAGTTCGATGCGAAGGTGCCGAGGATCCGCAGTTCTTCCGGCTTGAGGCTACCGGCGTTGGTGTCTGCGAGCTTCTGGTTCTTCGCCAGGTTGATGATCGCAGCGGTGCGGCTCGTTGCGTTGCCGCCCGTGGGGGTTTTCTCGTCGGCTGCGAACGCTGCGGGGGCGACGATAGCGCCGCTCGTGACGACGAGCGCCATGAGGAACATGACGACGCGGGGCGCTGCCTTCTTGATGCGGCGCACAGTCGAGCGCAT